AACGATTTTGTTTCCTGTCAATATATCAACGACATCTCCAGTTTCAACTTCAACATTTTGTTCTATTTCCGATGTTATATTTTTTCGTATCCAATTAGCCACTTCTCTTTCAAGTTTTGATCCGAATCCTTTGGAATTGAAGCGATCTATCCACTCAGATTTATTGCCTTCAATAAAAGAAGCCATTGAAGAAGCAATTTTTCGTTTGCTTTCTTCTGTATGTGAGTTTCCTTCAAACTTTGAAGCCTTTTCGGAATTTCTGGATTGAATTTCAGAAACTTTTTTCCTTGCCTGTTTTTCAGAAAGCCCTTTGTTCATCCAAAAGTCTATTTGCCATATACTTCCATAGCTTTCAGGATATCGTTTTTTGTGGGCTTCTTTCTGGTTTTTCTTTGCTCGCTTTTCAGCTTCGCTTTTTGAAAGCCCCCTCTTTTCCATCCAAAACTTCGGCTGTGAAGGCGCCAGCTTTCCCTTCAACTTTTCACGAACATCAGGTCGATTCATCGCCTTTTTCGCTCTTTCGCTTTGCCTTTGCCTCTCTTCTTCTGTCATTTTTCCAAGCAGCGCATCCGGAAACTTGGATTTGTATTCTTCTGTTGTCAATCCGTGTTTTGAAGAAAGATGGGTGTTTGTTATTTGCTTGTATTCATTACCGCAGAGGCGACAAGACACTTTTTTCATAGCTTTTGTTATTTGCCTGTTCACTTATAAGTATAAAGAAAACTTACAAGTTTTTTACAGTTTTGCCGCTTCCAGTAGGTTACAAGTCTATATTCTCTTCTTCAATGATTTTTCCAACTTCCCAAGCAGTAAGCTCTCCTGCGGAAGTGTCAAGCTTTTCCCACGGATCAAACCAAGCAGTGATACCATCGGCTTCAATACCGACTTGCTCATACTCGATTTCAACTTCGGTATCTTCCCCAACGCATTTTCCAGCGCCGGTCGCTCCCATAAATACGCCGATCTCACCGCCTGCAAGTCCTCCGTCAAGCACTTCGCCGTCAAGAATAGGATAACCTGTCGGCACGGTGTCTCTCGCGGGCTCGTTCATGCGGTCTTCGGCGTCTTCCATGTAGTCGTGGCCAACGTCCTTCCGCATTCCCGCAGAGAGGGCTTCGTCCATCTTCTGTTTGATCGTGTCGTACTCTCCGACGTCGAGAAGGTCAACGCTCTCTTCGATTACATTTTTGACCTTCTGTTGCTTACAGAACTCAAGGAAGTGCTCTTTGACGTATTCAAGATCGGGGCTTTCTTTCTTCGACTTGATTTTCCGCAGGTTGTTGACCACCGACGCACGTTTCGAGTCCGATGGGACGCTCTTTAGCTCCTCTCGAAAGTAACCGGCCGTCGGCCGGTCTTTGTAGTCGCTGTGAAACTCAAGTGCCTTTCCGACAATCCATTGCTTGCTTTCTCCGTCGAAAAACTCAGGGTCGAGAATGTCGGCGGTGCGGTCAAGAAAGTTCTTGTCGGTGAAAAGTGCGGCGATTGCCTTTATCTGAAAGTTCGGGCCAAACTCTTGGGACAGTTTTCTATTGGACATCCTGTTTTGTCACGTTTCTCATTCGGTTCAACTCACGAAAGGTCTTCTTCAGCCAGCCGTCTGGATTCGAAATCGCCGAGTGCATCAAGTCGTGCATGAACTTTTTGCGAAAGCACTGCTTGTCGAGCGGCGAGATGTCCTGTCGCGCGAGATCGATGATTTGGGACTTCTTCTCGGCGGAAATCTCAACGTTGTAAAGCTGCATGAGCTTCCAGTTGCGCTCCAAAATGTCTTCGTTGTCGGCAATACGCTCGTAGGTTTTGGATTCATCGAGCCGTTGGTTGCAATACTCAATCACGTCCTCTGGCCGCTGCGGCTCATCTCGTTCAATCAGTTCTCCGAGCTTGTCTTGAACCTTTTTCTTTCCCACGTACTTCACGCCGGGAATGGAGTCGGAAGAGTCCCCTTCAATCATTCGCCAGATGATGAAGTTGTGCGGTGGGACGCCGTACTCGTCGATAATCGCTTCACGGTCATACACATTTTTCTTTGTCGGGCTCCAAACTCTCGTGGTGTCATCCACGAGTTGAAGGAAGTCACGGTCACTCGACATGATGATTTTTTCATTGTCGTCGCCGTCATACACCTGTTTGGAGAGATACGCAATCACGTCGTCTGCTTCGATATAGTCAATCGACATGAGCGTAACAGGCAGGCACTGCATGTACTCGACGGTGCGAACGATCTGCCGCTTCATAGCTTCATCCTCGTCTTCGTCTTCAAAGTCGTAGTTTCGATTATAGTTCGACGAAGACCGGCCGGATTTGTAGTCGCCAAATATCTTCTTTCGGCGCGTCGACCCGCCTTTTCCGTCAAACACGACAATACAGCGAGTTGGGTTGAACTTTTTGATTGCTGCGCCCATAGACTTGAGGCATCCCCCAATCCCCCCAATGTGAACTCCGTTTTTATTTCGTGTCGGGTTGACCGCGAACGACCGGATGAAAGTGTTGAGGCCGTCGACGATCAGAATCTTCGAGTTTTTGTGGTAGCTCTCTCGCTTTTCCCTTTCTTCTTTGAAGGTATCCAAAAGATTCTCATATGACTCGTTCATGTGTTCGGTTTTTTGTAGACTTTATGTAAAGAAGGCTGGCTTGCTCTAATATGTATGAGCAAGCCAGCCCTATCTGCATGAATCGGTTGTAAAAACCGATGGTGCTACTCTTCACCCTCCGATTCGTCGACTTCCCCGTTGACGCTGACATACTCTGCGTCAGAGCGGTCAACCCAGCCGTCTTCGTACTCGTGGGTTACTGCGTCCACAAGTCGGTCGTACATCATACTCCGAAACTCTCGGTTGTCGTGGAGCTTTTTCTTGAAGCGACCTTCCTGCGTCTTGAACTCGTCGTCACCGCTTGAACCCGGAATCTCGTCCTTGGTAAGCGGTTCTTCCTCTTCGTTCAGAATGTAATACCATCCTTGGCTTGCGTGATCGATCACGCCAGCGTTTTTGAGAGGCTCCCACCACGAGCCGTAGTCCTCGATTCCAGAATTGTAATAGAGGTCGAAGCTCGTGTCACGGTATGGCGGCGCAAGGCGGTTCTTCGTGACGTAAGGACGAATCTCCGCTCCCACGATTTCACCGCTCTCTTTGATTTTCTTCGCCTTCCGCATTTTCACTCGAATCGAAGAGTGGAACTTCACTGCCTTTCCACCGGGCGTTGTCGTCGGATCTCCGTACATCACGCCGGGGTCGGTGCGAACCTGGTTTGTGAAGAGAAGAAGAACGTTCTCACGGTTGACAAGCCCCGTGATTTTGCGCATTGCCTGTGAAAGCACAATGGCTTTGTCGGTGTTGTATCCTTCCTTCCCGTAGTCGCCTTCGTACTCGTTTTCAGGAACGGCACCTGCAATCGAGTCGACGACAACGACAACCGGACGATCGTTGTCTGCCTCTTTGACCTTGCTAATCACCGTTTCGATGTAGTCAAAGATTCGCTCAAGCCGATTCTCTTGAACGTAAAGGAACTCGCCGTCTGGATCGAGCCCGATCGTTTTCATGAAGTCAAAGTCCGCTGCCGCTTCTGTGTCAATCATCACGCTCAAGCCGCCCATCTGCTGACAGTCGGCCAGGACGTGATTTGCGATTAGGGTCTTTCCGCTTCCCGACTCGCCGTAGAACGTGGCGATCTTGCCGGTCGGAAGTCCACCATCCTCTTGATTCGAAATCATGAGGTCGAGCACCGTGGATCCCGTCGAAACCCAATGGTCAACTTCGCTCGTGCTTTCTTTGTCGTCAAGGCTGAAAGCTACCTTGTGGCCGTCTTCTTTGTTCGACTTTCGGTTGATAGACCGTGAAATTGCCGATGTAAGATCTTGTGTTTTTGCCATGATTGTTTACTTACTTGTTTTGCTGTTCAAGTGACTCGAAAAAAAAGGGCACAGCCAGCCTGCGCAGCCAACTGTGCCCTTTCTTGGTTTCACGAAATGTCGGAATTACCCAAACATTTCATCGAACTCTTCCTCGAAGTCGGAAGTTTCAGTCGCCTCTTCAACTTCGGTGTCGTTGCTCTCTTCAGAGGCGGTTGCCGACTCGTCTTCGTCGTCACTGTCCCGTCCCTGAATGTAGTCCTCAAGCTCGTCCTCAAGCTCATCTTCGGTCGGAACGTCGAATACGTCCGTGATCCGAACCTGGCTGTCGTAGAACTTCTTGAGCTGTTCTTCGTCTTCGGCGAGAGGCGTTTGCTTTGGACTGACGCTAATCTTCGTCTTCGGGTAGTTCGTGTCGGACTGAGCACGTGGGATGTACGTCACCTTGATGTCACGTCCACTCTCAGGGTCCGAAAGATCTCCCCAATCCGGATCAGCGAACTTTTCAAGCAGATCCTCGAAGATGGTCTTGCCAAAGCCCCAGAACCGAACGCCCTTATCCTCTTCGCCGCGAACGACAACAGGAGCGAACGTCCTCTGCTTCGGATAGAGAGTCTTCCACATTTCGTAGCCCTCTTGACCACGGTTACGCCGAACTTCTTCAGCGAACTCCGCAATCGGGTCGCGACGGTTGACCAGCTCTTCGTTGCCGATTTCGTTGTTCTCGGTGAAGCTGATCGGGCTCAAGTAGTTTGGCCCCGGCAACTCGTAGTGGAAGTAAAGTTCGATGAAGGGAAAGTCCATCTGATAGCGATATGGGACGATGCGAATCGTCTGCTTTCCCTCGTCGGGCTTCCAGAGATTGTTGGATCCGCTGGAGCCCTTGTTTCGGAGATTGTCTAGCTTGTCTTGGATTTTGCTACGGTCGATACCCATAGTGTGTTATTGGTTTTTTGTTATTCAGTAAGCGTAATTAGTAATTGATGATTGGCGTCGCTCGGAAGAAAACTTCCTTCGTCAACGCACCCTTATATATAAGCGAAACCCCCCATATGACGGCATTTGAGGGGGTTTCAAGGGGTCTTCGTGCTATGTTAGCCGCCTCTTCAAGAAGCGCTTTCACCGCTCTGTCCGGCCGGTGGCGGAGGAGTATTTTCGGTATTTGGTAGCTTGCTCGGCTTGGCCGGTTTCGCTCCCCCTTTACGCGAAGCACCGCCGTTCCCCGAGATTCGGCGTTGCTGGACACGGCCGCATTTGAGGCACTCTTTCTCTTGATAAACGATTTGGCCGTATCCTTTCTTCGGCTGTGACCACTCGTTATAGTGATGCCAGCAACCGTGAAACATCCAGCCGAAAAAGGAAGCGATACTGCTATTGTTGTTCTTCATACCACTCTATCCAGTCTTGTGCCATTTTATCCATCTTGCCGTAATGCTTCTCCGGAACCACATCGGTTTTGCCTGTAATCGATGACAGAGCGTAGAACCAATGATCCGGCTCTTCTTTCAAGTCGTCAATGATGTACGGAATAGCGTCTTCCCCGCCTTCACGAATGATTTGCTGATACGCAGGGTGCAGCGCCTTATCCATTATCGACGACAAATACCCGGTGTCTTGCTTCCACCACAACTTGAGCCTCTTGAACTGCTCTCTGTTCATGAGATGCGCCAAGTGATGTATGCTTTCGAGAGGTCGTAGGGAGAGAACTTCAGTTTCACTTCGTCACCGGGCAAAATGTCAATGTGGTTTTGCTTCAGCTTCCCCTTGAGAATTCCAAGCACTTCTTCGCCTGTCGCGTGAACCTCCACGCGGTAGCGGTTGTCGGGAAGCTCTTTTTTGACGGTACCGGTCTTTTCGATCTTTTCTTCTTTGCTCATACGTTATGGTTTGATTGGTTCAAGTTCTATTGCTTCGGTTTTCAGAGTTGAAATGATACGGGCGACGTCTTGAATGTCGCTCTTGATGTTGTGATGGTTGCTGACGACGCTTTCAATGTCGTCAAGCCGTTTTTCGATGTCATCGAGTTTGTTTTCTATTTCGTCAAGGGTCTTCTGGCGGTTCATCTGGATTTCCGTGACCTTGCGGCAGAGCCGAGCAAAGTTCTTCTGATTAAGCTCGGGCCGCCCACCTTCTATTGCCTGTAAGTCCCCGCCAGCACTCAACTCTTCGTGCTCTGGCACTTCAAGGTCCGGTGGAAGATAGTCAACTCTCTGTCGGTTTATCATAAAGCGTGACTGACTTATCGTTTTTGCGTTGCTGAACATTTCTTTCAAGCACAACCCGCAAATCAAAGAGACCGAAGTGGTGAATGGCTCTTCTCATACGGCCGTGAATATCGGCAAGCGTTTCAAGGCTAACCTTTTCTTCAAGGCTGCAGCAGTCACATTCGATTTCCTGTGACCGAAGTTTTGCTATCTTCGCCGCATTTTGCATCACTCTCCGAAAGTCCTCAAACCCCTCTTCAAAGTGGCGATCAGCTTCTTCAACGTCGATCAGCTCCTCAGACCTTTCTTCAACTTCCGAAGGGTCAAACCCGATGTTCCGAACAAGGTGAATGAAGTGCCAATAAACCGTGCCGAAACGGGTTCCGATGTCATGCGTGATTTTTCTATCGAGAGTCTTTCGTGGCTTCAATCGGACTTCTTCAAGCTTTGACATGATCCGTCTCGCCGAGCCGATCATTCCGTGGATGAAATAATCACGGCTTTCAACTTCGGCTTCACCGATTTCTTGAGCGTATGTTTCAAGCATCATCGGTTGTCCCCGTCTCCGTGAAGAACGTCTCTGGCTTTGCGGTCAAACAGTTTTTCGATGTTCCGCTCCATCACCACTCGAATATCGAAGAGGCCGAAGTGATGTGCTGCTTGCCGAAGATTGAGAAGAATGTTGCGAAGAGCCATTTCAATGTGGTCCGTTTTATCGGCGTCATCTCGCACACTCTTCTTCTGGTGTCCGTTGATTTGAGCGGCGAGAAGAAGCGCTTCCTCAACCTTCTCTTTTCCGGTGTCGAACGACATGTGGTCTTGCTTGACCTTTCTTTCGTTTTCCAGAACCTTGAAGAAATCAGCGGGCTCAAAGTCAAAATGATCAACTGCACGGGCGAGATACCACATCAGATCGCCCATTTCCTTACATATCTGCTCGACGTGTACTGTGCTCCCGCTGTTATCGGTTATGCAACAAACTTCACCGCCGACGTCCTTTACTGTGCGAACAAGCTCTCCGGCTTCGTCGACGAGGCCGTGAACGACATAATCCCGCTCGTAGTCGTCGGGATACACTGCGGTCTCTCTTGTTTTTTCGATATAGGTGCTAAACTCCATGTAGCAAGAAAGAGTTGATTCAATCCTTTGATGCACTTGATAAATATCCGCCAAGAAGTGAAGCGGCGGTGAAAGTTAGTCGAGCTTATCTTGAAGTTTGGTGATCTTTCGCGCAAGCTCGTAGTCCTCTCGGTCGATAGATTCTTGAAGAAGCGTTTCAAGCGCCTCTTCTTCCTCACCCTCTTCGACGATGATATTCATATCTTCATGGTATTCGTCGGGCTGCGCTTTTACGATTACAAGAGACTCCGCGTCGCCTTCGATGATTTCCCGCCAAGCCTGCAAGATATGGCGGGAAACCTCATTTGGATTTTCACGTGCCCACGTTTCCATTTCATCGAGATCGTCAAAGACCTTTGTTTCCATGTGGCGACTTGATTTTATTCATCTTCTTCAACGCCGATAATATCGAAAAGTTCGGTGTCGATCTTCTGAAAATCTCCATTATTTGTCACAAGCAAACTGTTTTCGTAGTCCTCCCAAGGAATCGGGAACGATTTGTCGAGCACTCCGTCGTTGAGGTGAATAATGAGCTGGTTCAGCGCATTGATTGTGTAGAGGGTATTGGTCTCTCGCTTGCGGTGGATAGAGATCGTCTTCTCAAGGTACTCGTCGTATCCCCCCTCTTCGATATTGTAGGTGCAGAACAGCTCTTCGGGCTCCCGAAGGTTTTGAAGCACAAAGATTCGACCGTAGGCAATCTCGTAGTTCTCGCGAATCGCTTCAAGCGTGTCTTCGAGCTTCGGGCGGTAAGTAAACGTGCAGAGCAGTTGAGTATCAGACATTCATTTGTTTTCGCCTTGGCTTCACAGTTATATAGAGCCAAGACAATCGAGGTTCCCACAACCTTTATAACTCATCAATTGTCAATCCGCTCGCCCGCCCTTCTGTTGTAAAGTCAAGGGTTCCCCCACGGCTTCTAGCTGCATACTTCGTGTACAAAAACTCTCCGTCTTCACTAATGTCAGAAACGATGGCGTAGTTTGTGGTTGCCCAAAGCGCAGGATCTCCCGGCTTCGGTTTGACTTCGAAAAGAACGAGTGGTGGCATTTCGTTTATCTTTTCAAAATCAAGAAGGTCAACTTTCTCTTCTTTGAATGTTTTACCATCACCTAACGGTTTATAGTCACTTCCACCGACCTTCCAAACTGGCAGAAGGGTCTTGCCGAAGTACATTTCTCGCTCTATTTCTATAAAGTCTTTCACCGTTTCTTTTGCGTCTTTCCTAACACCTTCTTCATCAAAAACCATATGATGAAACGCGTTAAGCGCCTGGTGTGTTGCGTTAACTTGTCTCAACACGTAGTCGGCTTCTTCTCTGTCTTGACCTACAATGAGGCGTAACGCCGCATTAGACGGCTCGAAACTCGTCGCCATATCCCCAAAAGTTCCAAGGGTTTCATCAGACTTGATTTCTTGTGCTAGTTCATTGTACCATTTTTGCATGTTTTTGTAGTGGGGTACAATGACTTCTTCATAGGGAACTCCGCCGTCAGACCAAGCCTCTATCATAGCTTTTTCTATTTCAGATTTGCTGAAACTTTCTTGCAGTGGAAGGTAGTCGTTTTTAACAAGAGATTTTTCAGCGTTGGAGTAAAAGTCACTCACCGCCTTTGTGTCCCCTTCAAAGTAAGACTCGAAGTTTGACCGCAAATCATCAAAAGAGGCCGTCATCTCTTCAAGGGCGTCGTAAAACAGTCTCCGAAGCCGGTTCAACCCGCCCTCAATCTTGTTCACAAAGATGCCAGCTTTGTTCTTAACTGTGTCAGTCACAGACTTGACCTGATCTGCAAACCCTTCGTTGATGACTTCTTCATCCAACTGAGTAGACATGTATCGTACGACCTGATCAAACTGGTCGTCGTCAAGCCCAATGTTTTTTCGGAAGCTGCTCAGAAACTTACCAAGCTGCGCATCGCCCTTCCCAATAGACTTTTTGTGGGACACTTGGTAGAAGTAATCTTTGGAACTAGGGTTGCCTGTATCAAAGTAGCAGGCACCGTCTTCGGTAAACTCAACGTCTTCCCCTTCCCTCATTCTTTGAATGACCTGTCCAGCAGGTTGTCCGCAGAGCAAAAAGTCGGCGGTGTTTTTCTTGTCTCCCCTTGTTTCAACCTTTCCGTTTGCTTCTTCGGCCGCATAGTAGTCTTCAATGCTTCCGTGAACGAAGTATGGGCTATCGATATTGCTGCTCGCTTCCTGTTTCCAAAACTTCCACATTCCTTGCGCATACGAAGCAAGTTGGGAAACGTCAGAGACAGTAAGACCGTCTTCGGACTGGATTTGATTGACGAACTCGGCTCGACCTTCTTCCGACCAATCGTAGTTTGCGTTGAATACGTCAATCACCTCTTCCGCAAGCACTTCGATTTCTTGCTCAGTGCTTGCTCCGCTCAAAAAGTCTTCGGGAGACTCGTTGCGTTCGTTTTGGCAAGCAAGTCCAAAGCACGCCGCCACTTCATAGGTTTTGACCCCCCGACTCGTCCAGTTGATTCCGGATGTTGACTGTCGCGAGAACGATCCCCCAAGTTTTCCTTTGTTCGTAAATCGTGCAAGATATTGTGTTCCGCTTGAGTCCTCCATCCACACTTCGTAAGGGTCGCCGGTTCCTATCTCTTCAACGACGACCGCTTCTTCTTCGTTGCCGGGTTGAGACATTTTCGTAAGTGGCGGGTCCGGCTCTTCAAGCCCCTCATTTTTTATCACCTCCATGAACGCCCGACTTTCACGCGGGTAAAAGGGAATGTTCTCATATTTGGAGTCCAGAATGCTAATCTCAGAAAGAAGCTCCCGTTCAACCAAAGACGTCGGATTTTCAATGATTGCTGGATTGATGCCCTCTTCTTTCATTGCTTCTCGTAGCACTTCCCTATCCGATACAGTCGGCTGTCCACTCCCCCCCTTCCAAGACGTGCGCTGCGCCACTTTTCGTAGCTTCTTTTGTACGGGTGGAGCCTCAAGAAGTGTTTTGATGATTTTTTCTTCCATCGGGAACTTGTTCGCTTTGTTCGTCTATATGTATCTCTTCAAGCTCTCCGAACTGCTCGCCGATCTCCAAATCAACTTTCATCTCGTCGGTCTCCATGATCCGCTTGATTTCCGCAAGCTCGGCGTCGCCCGAAGGGTCATAATCAATGAGCACGCTGTCGTACAGGTAGAGCACGACGCACGTGTTTTTGTCAGAGAGATAATCCAGAAGCCGCTGCAACCTGTCGCATATGATTTCCACGCCCCCTCCCTGCAAAATGTAGTTGAGCGCCTTCGCCGGGTTGAAGTCTTCAATCGTGGATCCAGTGATTTGCCGCCCGTGCTTCGGAGTTTGGATTACGCCGTGCCTCTCGTAGATGTCCCACAGCTTTTCGGTTATCGCTTTCACGCCAGCGAAGAACTCCAGTTGAAGAAGCTCATCGGGAATGCCCTTGGGGTTGTACAAGAACTGGAAGGTGAACTCTTTTGCCTCTTTGTAATCCTCTTCGGAAAGCTCTTCTTCCCCAAAGTAGAGCTTGCCAAGGTGCTCGTGAAATGACCCTTCAGGGGCGTCGTATCCAATGAATTTGGAGATAATACGCAAGTGAAAGGCGTCGTAGTCAACGTTCAGCATTTTGCCGCCGTCAAACCTGCTTCGGAAAACCGGCCGCTCGTCTTCGTCAAGCGCGGCGTAGTTCACGCCTTCGTAAGTATTGGACGGCCGCCCAGTTTGCGTCAGGAGGTTATAGTTGGAGTATGAGAGGCCGCTACTGTCAGTTAGGTCTTTCCCGAAAGCTCGCTCGAAGTCCTCGCTGCGGCTGTACATGCCGTTCCTCTCGACTCTGAACAACGTCTCAACAATGTCTTTATTGTATCTTCGAAACGGTCGCTTTTGGGACACGCTCCGGTTTTGTCTCACGATCTTCTCACAGAGGTCAAGCCGCCGCTGGCAGTTTTCCACAAGCCGCATGATTGGGCGGTAGATGTTCTTCGCCTCGGGTCGTAAACGATCGGGAGAATGATTTGGCGGACGGTTTGTGCGAAACCACTGCAAGAGGCGGCAGTCCACGAGTCCTTTGAGCGGAACGAGATGAAGCACCCGTTTTTTGTTCCACGTGAACTTTCGGGCGCCAGTGTTGAGCTTCAAGAGTTGCTTCGGGTTCAGCGCCTTGGCGTCGTTGTGTCTCACGCAAAGAAGCGCTTCTCGGTCTGTCGTGCGCACAAACACGAAAGAAACGCCGCTTCGCCTCGGGTGAACCGTTTGGTTGGCGGGAACGGCGTCAACGAAAACTTCGCTTTCGTTTTCGTAGTGATTCAGAAATCGGCCCAGCTCTTCGTCAGTTTCTACGACGTTCATCCCAGTATTGAAGCGGATCGTCGAGAAAGTCTTCGATTCCCCGCTGATCGGTTTGTTCAACGATACGAATGTTTGTGTCTTCAACTCCCGTTTCAATCGGGTAGCCTGCACTGTTAAATACGTCGTGGCGGGGGCCGGACACTTTCCATTTGAGTGAAAAGCGGACAAAATATCGGCTATCGCTAAACTCTCGGTAGTCGTTCTCGGTGATTTCGATGATGTTTCCCGTGCCTTTCTTTCGCACAAAGAACCGCTGAAACACCCCCCTCTCATAGTCCTTTTCCGTGGGTTTTGGCGGCTCTTTGGTTTCTGGAAACTTTGCAGGCGGAAGGTTTGCTCTCTCGTCGCCTGCCTGAAGATACTCGTCAATCATAAGGAAGTGTCGCTTGCGTCAACGTTTCGGTGAGGCTGCCGCTGCACACGGCGAAGAAGAGAAGAGCGGCCGCCAAACTGCGTCTCTACGATCGTTTCAAGCCGCTCAATGTAGAGGGGAAAGAAATCTTGGGCATCGATTTCTTCGATTGTGTTTCGGGTGTGAAAGTCCAGCGTCGAGGTTTCGGGAACTTCAAATCCCGCCGCTTCAAGAGCTGATTCGGCTTCGCCAATCGCCGTATCCGGAGAGAAGAGAATGTGCGTGTCGAAAATCTTCGTTGGGATCGTGAGGCCATCAATCTTGTCGTAGTTGTAGAACTGCCACTCCCGCTCTCGCAAAAGCTCTTCGGCTTCAGTGCGAGTGAGGTCTTCGAGGTCGGTCGCCGGTACCCACTCTTGCCGAACGCCAAAACGAGACATCGTGCCGTCTCTCACGAGCCTCTCGACCGGCTCTTTGCCTTCCTGTTCGATTACATACCCCACAGCATAACGGTATCGCCGCTTCTTTTGAAGGTTTCGTAAACTTTGTGCTTCTGTGCTCATGAGCTTTGATTGCTGCTGCTACCAAACCCCCCTCCAATTGTGTTCTTCACCACAAATGAAGTCTTCAGTTCCGTCGTCCAATCATCGATTGAAACACTGTGTGAAACCGTATCGACTTGGAATACCCCGACGTTATTAAATATCTGCGGAATGTTTTTGATCTCAAGCACTTGGTAAGCGGAAAACCCACCAATTCCGGCTAGCGTAAGTTGTGCGTCAATGTTGATAACGTTGTTGGAGTTCACCGGAGATTTCTGGCCAGTGCTTGACTGCAGCTTTCGCGAAAACTTCGGAGCGAAGGAAGACCCACTCGTGTCTGCGGTGTAGAACAAATACTTCGTAGTTTCCCCTTGCTGCTCAACTGTCTTTTCCACCTCCCGCCTCATTTTCTTGTAGTCGGGTTTCTCTGTGCCAATTCCAAGGCCAAGGAACTCATAGGCAGCCTCTTCTCTGGTCACGTCAAGTGGGGCGGAAAACTCAAACTTCGAGGTATCGTGACTTTGTTTTTTCTTTTGGGACTTGGCGATTTCGCTCTTGCTCGGTCTTTCTCCCCCTCCAAGCACAATATCCTTTCCGGAGAATGTTTTTTCAAAGAACTTCGCCGTAGAGTCATCTCGAAAGTTCGTCGCTGGACCTTCTCCCGATCCGTCTCCACCACTTGATTCAGAGTCCAGTTCAGCTCGGTTCTGGAAAACAATCTGTCCCTTAATCGCGTCATCAAGATTTGTGTCGAAGTTGAAGTCCCGCAAAACTGTTTGTCGGGTGTTCGGAAGAAACACGTGCTCTTCTCCACTTGTATTGAGGATTGAGTTCGCAGTATTGTTCGTCGTCATGTTTGTATCGATGACTCTCGCACTGTTGGAGTCAATCACGATCTTGAAGTCCCAGATGTCGAAACATGCTTGTGAACACCTCTCCAACATATACTGGAGTGCTTGAAATATCGTCTTGTTCTTCTCAAGGGCGTCGACGAAAAGCTGGTACTCGACGTAGAGGTTATACAGAAGCCCTTGCTTCTTCTTATCGATATTGAATCCACTGTCAAGCCAATCGGACGGAGCCGCCGGATAGTTTTCGGAGATTCCCGTCTTCATACTCTTCTTTGTGAAGTTGCGGAACAAGTCGCTTTGCCCGCCAACGTCAACCGCACAAACAAGCGGATCCATTGAACGAAGTTGTAAAGGAACGTCACCACTACTCTCTGCTTCGTAGTTCGAAATCACCGATCCCGCGGAGTTCAATTCGACATTCCGAAGCTTCCCCGCTGCAGTGTTGTTACTCTCAAGCCCAATGTGCTCGTTTATGATGTATTCAATCTCCCGCCAACTCAGGTAATACGTGTGGTTGGGAACAGCATCTTCACGACGGTTCAACTCTTTGCCGCCGTCGACCTCCACAACTTCTTTCGGCCGACTATCACTTTTCACTTTCAAGTGTTTCTCAAGATTCCCTTCAACCCACTCCAAAAGCGCCTCATCGTGACTGTCTTTGGGCTTTTTCCTTTTGTACTCCTGTGTGTGCGTGGAGAGTTTGGCGAGTGCCTTGGAAATGCTCATAACCTCCGTAGTGCAGGAGTACTGGCCGTTTCCGTCTGGACTGTATGAAAAGTTGGAAATGTATCCGGCGACAAAAGAATAGCGGCCTTGTCCTTTGGCGAGCTGCTTGTACTTCGGGTGATTGTACCGACTGATTCCAGCAGGTGCGGTTTGCGGATTCGCAGACTCCGCTTGCTTTTTCGACATACTTTTATCGAGCTGCTTGAACTGTTCGGCAAATGGCGCCTCTTTAGACACATCGATTATAGCATCTGAAGGAACATCCGACCATCCGAAGTCCACGATCACCGTCGCTCCAAGGTTCATGAAGAACGGGAACAGCTCTTCGACCTGGCTAATCGAGTTTGCCGTCCACTCCACGCTGCACTCAAAAGACTCCAACTGCTCGTCGACGGTGATTCCAGTAATCGTTGGTTCGGGCCTGTACTTTTCTCCTGTGGCAGCTTGCTCTTCATACAAGTCTTCGAATCCAAACTTGAGCTTTTGATTGAGTGAAAGGTCGCCGCCCATAAGCACACGGCGCTCTCCATCTTCCGGTTTGAATCCAGAAGCCATACGCATCCACGGCGTTTTCGGGTCTTGAAGGCTGTCCCGATCTTTTCGCCGATCAAGCTCTTCGTCGACGAACTTTGGAAATGTAGAAAAAAGACTGCTAAGACTCATCGCTGGTTATTGATGCTCTCGATTTCGGTTGAGACTGCCGAAAGGTTTTGAGGTATGCGAAGCTGGATTCCCGCAGGCACCGTCCAGTCGCCACGGCCAAGCTCATTTGCGGCGGCGATTACCCACCACAGCTTTGCGTCGTCATAATACCGAAACGCAAGGCGGTCGAGCCGCTGGCCGCTCTCAGTCGTGATAATAATGTCCCCTGGACGACGTGGAATGTCAGGAAGAAGCTGGCTCTCATAGAAGTCCTTGCCGCCGGAAGTTTCTCGAATATCTGCTTGCTGATAACGTTCCATAGGTTATGCGAAGTTTGATATGTCTGCAAACGGTGTCGCGTCTCCAATGTTGCCGCCACCTTCTCCTGCGGCGCTCTCTTGGGATTGCTCGATTGCCCGGTTTGTATCAACCCCCGGACGTTCGGCGGGTTTATCTGCGCTCTTCGGAAGCACCTCTTCACGTGGTTCAGGACTTTCTCGAACCACCTCTTCAACTTCATCGATGAATGGAGCGTCATAGTACTTCTGCAGAGCAACCGGAGCACGCTTCTCGATTACCTGCCAATCAATGTCCACTTCAATGCCTCGTGGAAGGCGGCCGACGTTCTGATCGATTTCCCAATCCATTTCGTCGTTTACCCCAATGGTCAAGCTGTTCATGTATCCGAACACGTCGTTGAACATATCGCCAATCGTCATGCGCATAAACGGTGGCGTCATGTAGGATCCACCACCACGTGCGCTTGAATATCCACTTGGCGTCGTCAGTCCCTTGAGGTAGTTGAGCTTCTTCCACTGAGCTTCAAACTCTTCTTCGGAGAAGGGTGCTACTTGAAACGAGAAACTGATCGAGTTTGTGTAGCCGCCATAAATGTGCCCTTGCTCTGGCCGTCCGGTGTAGTCCTGCTGCGACCACTCAGGAGAAAGGTTATCAGAGATCCCTTCAAGAAACGCACGGAACACGAGAAGCCCGCTGTTTTCGATGTCATAGAACTTGAACGGAATGAGGTCGCGGTGCCGCCCACCACCGAATGTTTCCTGCTCAGGATCGGCGCCTTCCCCAACAATCGGTTCAAGCCTGTTGATCCAGTCAATCCGTTTGGTTTTCTGTCCCTCTTGGTTTTTCTTGGAGTAGTTCGGGGTCGCGTAGCTTTCCTCTTGGCCGGGAACGCCTCTGTGAACAGGAATGCGGCCGTTGTCTCTGGCAAGCGCACGGTTTTCATAATACACCTCTGACGTCGAATCGTTTTGCCGCTGCGAGATTACATTTCCGTCTCCGTCCGCTATGTCGCCAGAGTCCGGCGTCGAGTTTGGATTGATGAACGGAAATACTGAGTCCTTCGCCGTACGTGCTGATTCGTTGAGCGTGCGAAGCTCTTGACCTGGATCGGAAAACTCAGGCTCCACGTAGGCGGCGGCCGTTGGCTCTTCACGGCTGTTCATCGAATCGATGTTTCGGACGTACGGAACCGATGGATGGTAGTTGTCTGTCTCTGTGCGCCCTTCGCCGTTCGGGCCGCCACCCGGGTCGTAAGTGTTTGTGAAGAGATATCCATTTCCAACGCCGCCCTGTCCTGCGAAAGCGCCAGCAGCAAACTGAGCAAGCTGGTCTTTGTCTTCGGTAGAGAAGAGCGGGCGAATGTTTCGGACGTTGCCAGAGCGGATTTGATTCACTGTCTGTCGAGCGCCAGATCCCGTAACTTCAGGAAGCGCCTCTTGCGCCACGGGGGAAAGCCAGAAAAGGGATCCTCGCATTTCTCCCCACTCCGTCTGGACTGCCTCTTCGTTCAGCTCGTCTATATACTTCGAGCTTTGCGGAACGTCGAATCCAGCAATGTCACCGATTTGAGAAGCGGCGTCGCCCACAAGTCCTGCAGGGCCGCTGTCAGCGGAAAGGTGTCTTGTGATTTGCTGTCCCGGCCGAACCGACATGCCAGAGCCTGCAGTTTGAACAGGTGCGGTCGGATCGTAAATGCGTGTTCGGGTTCGTGGGTTCTGAGTTTGCAGGAACTGCTGCTTGACGTTATACACAATACCTTTGCCGCTGGCAAAAAACTTTCCCATGCGTGCCACGTCTTCGGCCGCCGAACCAACTGGCGCAATGCGGCTGTCTGCCTGCTTGACGTTCGCTATAAATGAAGATCCGCCACCGGCTTCTGGACGCCGAAGAATAAACGGCTGTCGGGTGCCGATGGACGCTTGCGTGAACTCTGCTCGTGGAACCGGCGTGTCAGCAAGCGGAAGCTCGCTGCGACCATCCTCGAAAAGAGCGTTGAACTGCTGAAGCCGAACGTTTTTGTTGAGGTCTTCGATTTCTCCACGAAACCGTGTCTGGTGCTGCTCGGTTTCGTTTGCCTCAATGACTGCGTTTTCAGAGTTTGGATAAGTTCCGCCAACGCCGTCAGTGGTTGAACCGTCTTGTGGGTCAATGTTTCCCTCTCGCTGTGGCCCTTGCGGGTCTTCGCCGCCAACGCCGTCAGTTGTGTTTGGGTTGTTCGGATCGATTTGGCCGCTGAACCGTGTCTGGTTTTCTGGAGCCTCTTGCCATTCAGGAGTCGCGTTTTCAGAGCGTGGATAGCTTCCTCCCACGCCATCGGTGAACTCCGAAGACTCCGGATCGATTTGTCCTTCAAACCGTTTGCCTTGAAAGTCGAATGGCCACTGGTATGGCTCTGAGTCGGGCATCTCCGAAATCTGTCCACCCGGCTCATCTGAACCGGCGACAAACTGTTCGAGTTGGTACTTCCCGCCTTCGTCCTCTGGATCGATCTGGTCAGCATACCGTTTCGTGTGGTGCCTCAATGGGACTTGCCACTCTGCAGAGCCGTCGTCTTCGCCGGGAAAAGTTTCTCCAAGTCCGTCTCGAAATGTAGCGCTTTGCGAGTCAATCTGATTCGCGAATCGCTCCGGGTGGTGGCGAAGTGGAACTTCCCACTCTGCCGCGCCGTCGTTTTCTCCAACGAACTCAGCGGCCACTTCGTCTGTAAACTGTGGAGACGTCGGATCAATCTGGTTTGCGAACCGCTGTGGCTGGTGCTTCAGCGTTGTAAGCCACTCGGGGGTGTCATCTTCGCTTCCCGCCACGACTTCAACAAACTGCCCTTCCTGCTGGATTTGTTCGACGAAGCGTTGTGGTTGGTGTCGAAGTGGCGGCTCCCATTCAGGAACGCCATCGCCTTTTCCAGCGACGGTATCAACGAAGTCTGTGTTCTCTTGCTGAATCTGTCCGGCGAATCGCTGTGATTGATAACGAAGCGGCGGTTGCCACTCGGGAACGCCGTCCTCACTTCCCGGAACGGTGTCAACGAAGTCGGTGTTCTCGGGATCGATTTGACTGCTAAATCGAGCAGGCTGAAACTTCAGCGGCTGCTCTCTGTTCGGGTCCTCTCCGCCAATGCCGTCTGTAGTTTCTCCATCTGTCGGGTCAATGTTTCCTTCACGTTGCGGCTCTTGCGGCTCCGACTCTTCGGTAGGAGAAATGAACCCGTCTTGGTCCGGTTCCTGTGGTTCTGAGTCTTCGGTCGGGTCAATCGCCCCGTCCTGGTCCGGCTCTGGCGGTTCACTTCCCTCTGTCGGACTGATAAAACCGTCCTGATCGGGTTCTGGTGGCTCTGAGTCCTCGGTTCCTTCAATGAACCTATCTTGATCCGGCTCCTGTGGCTCGGATTCCTCCGTTGGAGAAATGAATCCGTCCTGATCTGGTTTTGGCGGTTCGCTGTCTTCAGTTGGAGAAATGAATCCGTCGCTATCCGGAGACGGTGGCTCGGATTCTTCGGTCGGTGGAATGTTGCCCTCTCTTTGCGGCCCAGAAGGCTCGGATTCCTCTGTCGGGCTAATCGCTCCGTCTTGATTTGGTTCCGCTGGTTCGCTCTCTTCCGTTGGCGAAATGTTGCGCTCTCTTTGCGGACCTTGCGGTTCAGATTCTTCGGTCGGGCTTATGCTGCCGTCGCTGTCCGGAGAAGGTGGCTGCGGTTCCTCCGGTGGCGTGATGTTTTCCTCACGGCTCGGGCTTTGCGGCTCGCTCTCTTCGGTTGGGGAGATATTCCCGTCCTGTGAAGCCTCTGGTGGTTGTGGCTCTTCAGGTGGATTGATATTTCCGCTTGTGGACGGCGCCTGCGGCTCGCTTTCTTCCGTAGGTGGGATGTTATTGGATCGGCCGGGCTCTTGTGGTTCGCTTTCCTCTGTCGGCGGAATGTTTCCGCTCGACTGCGGGAACGGTGGTTGTGGCTCTTCCGGCGGCGTGATGTTTTCACTGCGGTTCGGCCCCTGCGGCTCTGACTCTTCGGTAGGGCTGATATTGCCGCTCGTGGAAGGCTCCTGTGGCTCACTTTCTTCTGTCGGCGGGATGTTCCCACTTGTAGAAGGCTGTTGAGGCTCTGATTCCTCTGTCGGGGAAATGTTCTCAGAACGATTCGGCGCCGCCGGTTCGCTCTCTTCGGTTGGCGTTATGTTCTCACTTGTTTGCGGCGACTGCGGCTGCGGTTCCTCCGGTGGCGTGATGTTTCCCTCTTGCGAGTCGCCTTGTGGAGCCGCTTCATCACTCGAAGTTATATTCCCACTACGATTTGGGCCTTGCGGCTCGCTTTCCTCGGTTGGAGAAATGTTGCCCGATCGGTTCGGCCCTTGTGGCTCGGACTCTTCAGTTGGAGGAATGTTGCCGCTTGCCTGCGGACTTTGCGGTGTTACGTCTTCATCGGGATTGATGTTTCCCGTTTCCTGTGGCGCCTGCGGCTCGGACTCTTCGGTTGGTTCAATGCCTTCTCGTGAAGGTTCTTGCGGCCGCCTGTCTTCGGCTGGAATGCGCCCTTCCTGTTCGGCCTCTGGCGGCCGGTTCTCCGTTCCTACGCTAATCTCTGTGCCCTCCGTTGGTTCTGTGGTTGGCGGTTCTTCGGTTGGCTGAATGTTTCCTCGCTGCCTTGGTTCTTGTGGTTCAGAACCTTCCGTTGGAGAAATGTTGCCAGAGCGGGTCGGATCGGATGGCTGAGCCGCTTCCTTCAGATTGATAACACGGCGTCCGGGCTCTTGGGGTGCTGCGTTTTCACGAGCTTCCCTTGAAGACTGGTTTGCTTCCTGCGGCGCCGCGTCCTCACGAGCCTCTCGTGAAGATTGGTTTGCTTCTTGTGGAGCTGCATCGGAACGTGGTCCGCGAGAACCACGGTCAGGGCTTTCAGGTTGGTTTTCTTCTCGCGGCTGCCGTTCAACACGGTTTGGGTTTTCTGGACGATTTGAAGCGTCCGGCCGAATGTTTTCTTTTCGCCGTGGGGTTTCAGGTTGGGCGTCGTCTTTTGCTTCACGCTCAACTCTCCCTTCCTCTGGATTGAACTGTGAAGGTTGGATGTTTCCTCGCCGCTGTGGCGGCTCCGGAGCGTTGTCGGATACAGGGATACCTTGACTTTCCGACGTGTCCGACCTGCTCTCTTTCGGGTCAATCGGATGCCGCTCTGGACTTTCGGGCGTCGACTGCTCTCGTGGATCGATGTTTCCTTGCCGCCGTGGGCTTTCAGGCTGCGGATCTGCGCCGTCAATGTTTCCTCGCCGCTGTGGCGAGTCGTTGTCTGGATCCCCCGTTGGGATATTACCTGCCTGCTGAGGACTTTCAGGTTGAGGATCCGTGGACGGGATGTTTCCCGACTTGTTTGAGCCTTCTTTCGGCTCTCCTGTCGGGATGTTGCCTTCCTGCCGGACATCTTTGTTCACCTCGGGGCGACCGCCCTCTTCGATGAACTCGTCCAGGTCGCTATAAAGTCCCTGATCTTTTGCCACTTGCGAGAGTTGTCTGGTTCACTGAATAAATAGTGGTGGCATTACAAAATCACTACTCAACGACGTTGAGATCTCGAAGCATTTCCTTATTGACCTTGCGGCCGTCGAGATACACGGCGATGTTGCCATTTTTCAGTGCCTGCGTAAGCTGCTGCTGGCTGTTTCGGATTTGGCGAAGCAAGTCCTCCATATTCGTAGTGTCGGAGTCGACCCGAATTTCTTGCTGGCCGCCACCGTCTTGCTGGACAGGCTGAGTCGCTTGCTCAGAAATCGTCGCCACATCGGTTTGCGCAGGTTGAACGTTCATTTGTGGTGGTTGCTGCGTTGCGGGTTGAATGTTTAGTTGTCCACCCCCTCCTGCAGTTCCCCCTTGGACCGCTGTTCCACCTTCATCAACGTTCACTTCGGTAGGCTGCGGCCCTTGCGGCTCAATCGTTCGACCTTCCATTTGTTCGACCGTCTGTATCATTCCAGCTTCCTGTCGAACTTGTGGCTGCGCAAACTGTCCGGCTTGTGCTTGCTGCTGGATCGCGTCGGTCTGGATTGTGACGGTCTGTGCGGACATTTGAGCGGTCGCTTGCTGTGCGGCTTGCTCTCCCCCACCTCCACCTGTGAAGGCGTTATAAACGGCAGACACGACGTCTGACGCGCCCTCCACGACCGGCTCAGGCAGCACCATTTCGGCCGTCTGTTTGATTTGTGTGCCCATTGACTCCATCGCCGCCTGAACCTTTTCGGTGTCAATGTTTGTCGCGATTTCACCGCCGATGTTCACTTCATCCAAAGCGGCAAGCGGCCCCGTCTCTGCCGGACTGAATGGAAGATAGCTTGTTATTGTGCTGGTGATGCCTTCCATCTTGCTTGCCACGTAACTTTGTAGGCTGTCAGGGAAGATTGCGTCAATCAGTGCGCTTCCCACGTCTCCGATGCCTTCCACAAGGATTGAACCAATGTCCCCGAAGTTTCCTTGGGCGATTGCAGATCCGAGATCCCAAACAAGTTCAATCCACTCGCTAAAGAGGTTGATTGCGTCTCCCACCCGGTCAACGATAATGTTGAGCGGAGAAGCAAGCACTCCAAGTGTCGATCCAAGCGCCTCTCCTGCGGTCTTGGCTTCGTAGAACTTCCCTATAAGTCCTCCGATGTAGCCTACGAACTCAGCAATGTGGTCGAGTTGAAGTGTCGTATAAACCCACTGAAGGGCGTCCCCAAAGGCATAAATCGCGTCAAGAGTTCCATCCCAAATCACGCTCCCAAGCCAACTGAACCACTCACCGGCCGCCGAGACTGCACTTGACAGCTTCTTCGTCGCGTTTTCAACGCCAAACGCCGTGCTCATGAACGAGTTGAAGGTGTCTTTGACGAACTGAACCGTTTCCTCCCAGTTGTAAAATGCTGCTACTGCACCACCGATTGCCGCAGCAATCCCAAGAATGATTGCTCCGATTCCCGTTGCGCTAAGTGACGTCGCAAACGCATACGTCGAAGTGGCAGCGGTGGACATAGCAGCACTCAACGTTGACATCGCACCGCCGAGCAAAGGAATCCGGGTAACGAAGCTCATTGCCCTCATTCGCCCAAGGCGAAGAAGAGCGCCCATTTTTTGAAGACTTGGGAGTTTCGTTACAAGTCGGCTGCCAAAGTTGCTTATCGCTTGTCCTGCGTTTGAAAGTGCAGTTCCAAGCCGACTTGTAGCCTTGGATCCCACTTCAACTGCTTTGCGCCATCCTTCTCTCATGAAGAATGCAGCTTTCTTGACTTTGAACTTCAAGCTCTTGAATGCGTCTCCAAGGCCGGTTATACTTCCAATCCATCCACCGACTTTACCAACAAACCCGCCGCCTGAAAGAAGAGAGGCTAAAGACTTTCCGGCCCAATACGTTCCGAACCCAACGAGAAGTCCTTCGAATGCAGTCTTCAGTGCTCCAACCGCGCTTTCGATTTGATCGAACTTCTCTTTTTCAGTGCTCAACTTTCCGGCGAGGTCGAGTCCAAGATACTGCCCAACAAAGTCGGTGACTTGTACAACGGGCTTGATAACGTCATAAACGCTTGACTTGAACCCTTCCCATGTTTCTTTTGCCCGATCAACGTTTCCCATCAAAAGCTGCATTCCGGCGCTCACTCCCTGCAAAGGACTGAGAAGCAACTTGAAGCCGGTCGCGATTCCACTCAAGAGAGGCTGAAGTATCTGAAGTGTTGCCGTAAGACCCGGAAGCACCGCTTCAACGAGGTCAGAGAGAACCGGATAAAGCTCTTCTGCGATAACGAAGTACAACTGGTTAAACTGGCGTGAAAGCCGTGCAACTTCATCAACGTCGTCGGCGTTCACTGCTTGCGCAAAGGTAATGTCCCCCTGTGCCAAAGCTCTAGATCGTGCAGCCGTCGTGTTGAGGTCCTTCAGTTTCTTCTCGCCCTTGGCTATCGTAGCCAAGGTCTTCGCGTCCATTCCGAACGCGTCTTCAAGTGCCGTGGTTTGGAAGTAGTCGAGATTTTCAAAGTTGATTCCCTTGAGCTGCTTGCCGATTTGTTCAACAGTTTCGGCAGTGCCCTGATAAGACGCTTGAAGAAGTTTTGCGGAGTCAAACGCCTGTCCAGTTAGCATTTGTGCTTGCTGGAACTGCTGCACCGTTCCAGTAATATCGGAAAGCGCCTTCTCCTGAAATGCCGTGACTTCACCCAAGTTTGTGCCGAGCCGTTGCGCTTCAACCGCTGCCTTCGCGAGTTCTTGTGCTCCACCGCCAGCGAACTTCGCAAGTGCCTGTGAGTTTTCGGCTATGTCTTCCAAGGCTTCAGTTGGAGCAACCTCGTTTTGCTCTGCAAGTTCAATCGTTGCCGTAGTCAACTGATCGGCACTCGCTCCTGTGGTCTTCTGGATTTCGGAGAACTCAGCACGAATCTCGGCCGCTTGATGAGCTGAAACGCCAAGTCTTCCGGCGAGTGCGGCCGACCTTTCAACCAACTGCTCTTGGGTTTCTCCCATGAGCTTCGAGGCCGTCTGAACAGATCCAAACACCTCTCTCATTTCCCCAAGAATCTCTGTTGTCGCTGCAGGGGAAAGCCCGAATCCAGCGAGTTCAGCGGACGTTTGAGCCGCCAAGTCACGGATCTCCCTCATGCGGTCAGCACCGATTCCAGTTTCTTCTCGAAACTCTCGGGCGCCGTCGTATGCGTCTTCAACCAAATCGCTCGCCATTCCAAGTGCTCCGACAAGCGCAAACGCACCCGCTCGAAGTGCAGTCATTTGGGCATTTGCTCCCTGTATCGTGTCTTTGAGAACCTTGGCTTGTTCAACCCCACCTTCAAGGTTTTCGGCCATTTCTGTAAGAGTGAAGCGGCCGCCGACTTCGGAAACTTGAGACATCACCTCAAGAAAACCAGCGCCTTCAAGACCCTCCATTTCTCTGGCTTGCTGACTAGCTTTCCGCATATTGTGTGCGAACCTTCCAGAGAGTTCCTGCAGATGCGCAACGATCTCTTCGGACTTCTCAAGCTCGTCGCCAAATATCTCTTCAAACTGACCACCGACTTCTTCAAGTAAGCTCTGAACTTGTTGTTCGGCTTCCTCGGTGCCAATGTCGGTTTCCAGTACAAGCTCTTGCACTTGTTGGATTTCTTCAACGAACTCTCCATACGCTTCATCAAACTGATTGACCGCTTCTCCGGAGACCTTCGATGACTGTGCAAGACTCGTATATGATTCATTGATTCCCGTGATCGTTTCTTGAACGGTTGAAAGCGACCCGCCTTCAACTTCAAACTCTTCAAGTTGCTCTTCAAGTTTTTCGGTTGCGACGGTCGGTTCAATGGTTTGCTGAGCTGGTCCGGTTTCAAACGCCCCCATCACCGCCGACTTCATGCTTTCAATCGATCGGCTTATCTGCTCCATGAAGCCGAATCCTTCTCTTTCAGCTTCCATTCCCGCCTGAATGGACTCGGTTACAGAGTCCACGTCGATTGCATCCAGCTCTTCCCCCGCCGCCTCAACCTTCTCTGAAAACTCTTCAATGGAAGCGATAGACTCTTCTTCGATCGAAGAACTCAATGAATCAAAAACCTCTTGAACGTTCGAGATTTGCGGAGTCTGGAACTGAATGTTCTGAAGCCCTTCAACCAAGGCATCCGTTCCCACGTTCATTCGCGAAGCACGTGGACTCACTGCTTCAAGCTCGACGTTTTGTTGCTCTTGAAGGGACCGCTCAACAGACTCTTCTACCTTCGTTACAGCGTTGTCCAGGCGGCTGAAACCTTTTCCCAAGGCGTTCTCCATCCGTTCCCCAAGCGAGTTGAGGTACTGAGATTCTTTGGCGGCTCGACGGTCGAAAAGGGTGTCGAACCGATCCATCAATGAGCGGAAAAGCTGCTCGTCTGCCATTTACACTTCTGTTTTTGCTACAGGAGGTCGTCAATCTTATCAGCGATTTCACGAGCCTCTTCTCCAGCCCTCTGCATTTCATAGGCGCGCCTCAAAATTCTGCCTGCCTTTCTGTTGTCTTTCTCAACTCGCTTTACGACGCGTAGTTGCTCTTCTTCGCTGAAATCATGCAGGAAAGCGTGTAGCAGCTCTCCAAGGTTCTTATTTGCCATTTGATTCTATCCAACTTGTTCATCGATAAATAGCCTTCAACAAAAAAATCCAGCAGCCCCCGTCAAGGAAACTGCTGGATTGGCCCGTTTTTTCGGGTCATCACATATCCGACTGCAGCTTATCAAGCATCTGTTCCAGATCTTCAGCCTTGGCTGGATCTGCCTGCTCTTTTTGCTGTTGCTCTTCCTGCTTCTTCGGCTCTTGCTCTTGGCGCCGTTCGGGGTTTTGTTGCTGCTGCCGCCGCTGTTGCTCTCTTTCGGCTCGCCGTGGTTGGTTTTTCTGTGGCGGTTTTCTTCTTTTCGGTTGTTGCCGATCCGGTTCTTTGCGGTCCCGTTCTTCTTCGTCTCCAAACACTTGCTTGAGAACGTCTTCGTCGGCTTGCTCTTCGCCGCTTCGTTTTTGAAGCTCTTCCATAGCCCGCCCGATGTCTTCGGAGCTGGCTTTCTCTCCGGGGCCACTTCCACCGCTGCTTCCTCCGCCTTCCATGGCCTCTTTCTCGCTTTGCTTGATGTCTTCAATCTCCCCAATCATGTAGCGCCGAACATAGACCGGCATTCCTCCATAAAGCTCTTGAAACGAGAAACCACCGTTGCTATAATAAATGAGGCGAGCAATCGACCGAAAGACTTTCGGCATATGGTCATTCGGTAGGAAAAAAAAATGTTTCATCCAACGGGATGTTCATGAACTCCGAATGACCGCAAAAGTCACATATGAACTCGTGTTCAAGGTCGAGGTCTGGATTGATCCGACTCACCTCTTTGCGAAGTGCAAGGCTGTCTTTGGCGGGCAAGTTGTCGACGAACTCACGGATTTCCTTCATGCTGGACTCTCCGTTGAAGTCTTCGATCAAGTGCCGAAGCCTCGTGGTCATGTTTGTCGAAACTTGCGGTCCCTCCGACTTCTTATTCGCATTTCGCTTCACCCGGTCAAGCTCTGAGTTGATTTGCTGAACGTCTCCACGAGTGAGTAGCTTGAAAGTCACGTTTGCTCCCGTAACCGGAAGTGTCGTCTGGAACCTCGTCTGGTGAGGCTCGAAGTCTTCGAACGGAACTTCCTTACTCTGGATTTCGGTGAGATCAGCGCTTTTTTGGTTTTGCTTTTCACACACCGGGCATTCGGTCTCAAAAGCATACTCTGGACCGTAAGCAAGAATACGTGTAGCGAGCATAATGCCGCCCACGTCTCCGTTAAGCACGTCGTCGAGATCCACACCTTCCTCGACAATAACGTTTTCGAGAAGCTTGTCGATCGCCTCACCTCGCTGAATGAGCTGTTCGTCGGTCAGAATGTCCTCGTCTTTCGCCGTCATGTGGCGAATCTCGATTGTGCCTTTCGCGAGCGGGTGATCCTCTGGATAAAAGTATCCTTCGCTCGGAAGATCGACTGGTTTGGATTTGACGTCCATAACTGAGTTTGGTTTCGTTCATTCAATAAAAAACGGGCACGATGGCTCTTGGCGGCCACCGCACCCATAAATAGAAGAGAGTATGAAAATCCAGAATGAAACCCTTATGAAAAGTGCCTACGACGGGAGTCGAACCCGCATTCATGCCGAGTATCGGAAAGTTGAAGATTGTGGGCTTTATGCCCTGTGCCGCAAGATTGTCCTACGTAGGCATTTCGGAAACGACTTCAGGTTTCAGGTATACCGAACACCGGATATACTGTTTTTCTTCTTCGTAAACGTCAGCTTTTACAATATACTTGCTCCAAGACTGCCTCTCTACGAACGATTGCCACGCGTTTTCGGCTTTGCGCAGGCTTTCGGTCTCCAAATAGTTTCTACTTTCCCAATCGCCCCAACTCCGAAAGTAAATGTTGAATCCAATTCCCGGTCTTCGTTTGTCTATGTCTGTGTCCACAACGTTGCTTCGCCCTCCAGACTTGGGAAGCCGAAACGATTTTATGTCGTCGAGCACAGAGTCTGCATCGACATCTTCGGTCAACCGTGAAAGCTCTTCCCGGATAATACCGCGAAGTTTACTTTTCGTGAGTCTCATAATAGTTGTTTTGCTTGTTGTTAGTAATGTCTTGGAGCTTGCCCACGTCCCAGAGCAGGCTCTTTCTATCGGCGACGGCGCTCTGCAAGCGGCTCGTCTTCAATTGCATCAGCAACTGTTTGCACATCTGTAAGAACCACCTTCGTTCCTCCTTCTCTATACCCGCGACCTCTACCTACAATTTCAATTTGGTCACTTCCAGCTTCCCTTACAAAAAACCCTGCACTATCAGAGTTATTGACGAATTCAATTTCTCCCGAGCTATGGTTGCCAGCTGTGTTTCTTTGGTACGGAAGACCAAGATAGTCAACAGCCTTTTCTACCATTCGGGCTACTCTTTCTCTTCGTTCCCCAGAAAGCTCTTCATTGATTCGTGAAAGTTCTTCGAGAATTATGGACCGTAGTTTTGATTCTGTTAGTTTCATGGTTATTTCATTGGTTGTTCATTCCATCTCTTGAAGAAGCTTTGTCGTCGCCACTTTTGCCACTTCTTCAATCTTTTCGGTATCCACTTCACCGTCGTCGTCCATATACCACCGATCAGAAGTATCGCCAATTTCAAATTCACGAATTCCAGATCGGTACTCAATTGAAGTTTCCGGCTCGTCACGAAGCGTCTGGTACTCTTCAGCAACGATTTGTCGGATTTGATCTCGAACATTTCCGTCCGACTCGTTTTTGTACCACTGCTCTTCGGTTTCGGCGTTGTCGATCTTTTTCATGCGGTCTTTACGTTTTCGACTTGCCATCTCTTGATCCGTTTGCTCAACGGACTGAAGAATGTTGGAAAGCTCTTCTTGAATGACTTTACGTAGATTGCTCATATCGGTTTTGTTTTGTGTTATACTCGAAGTTGATCGGCGAATGCTCGAAGCTGGTCCATAGAAACTGCCTTCATGAACTCTTGAGCAAACTCCGTCTTGCCCAAAACTCGCATGTACCGTTCAGCGAATCGAACGAGTTTGTTTCGGACTTCTTCTCGGTTGAACCGGGATTGTGGAACCGGCTCGTCCAGAAGGTTGTGGTGGCGGTCGATATACTTCAGAATGTCAGCAAACCGCTCAAACCCAAAGCCGAGAAGCTCCTGGCGCAAGCGAGTTTCATCCATCCTTTCGATAACTGGAGTGATCCTGTCAATCAACTCGCCGCGTTCGGAAGTCGCTGGCGTGGAACGGACTTCACGAAGCTCTTCTCGAATGATTTGTCGTAGTCTTTGCTCTGTTAGTTTCATAGTTTACGCATTATTTCTTTTGCGGCCTCACGGGGAGCGCCCATGCGGCCAATGACTCGTTCATGTCGATCGCCCATGCTTCCACGGATTGTGATGTGAACCATGTTGTCTCGATGCTTCGGGTCAATCTCAATGAGCTGGCCGTCCGCTTCAAGCTCGTTCTCGCGTGGAGCACGAACATCTTGCGCGCCCTCCTGGTGAAGAGCATTCACGAAGCGGTCAATCCACTCACGGGTTGTCATCATTCCGGCCTCGTTGAGCCGGGAAAGCTCTTCTCGAATGATGTCGCGAAGTTTGCTTTCAGTCAGTTTCATTATGATTGTGGAGATGCTTGTTTGTACTTGCGCTTCATTTCCTTATTGCGCTTGACGTACTGGTTGAACATTCGCTTGAGGTCGTGTCCTGCCTCCCGGCGAATTCTTTCCAGCTTCGGCTCACGAGAAAGAAGCTCTCGCATCTTATCTTCACGGTAGGAAAGCTCATTCATTTGCTGCTTCTTCGCGATTTTTTGCAGCTCTTCACGTACGATCTTTCGGAGTTTGCTTTCAGTAAGTTTCATAGCGGTTTGTTGTTTTTGTGTGTCTGTGTGTTATATATGATTTACCTACCTGCAAGGGTCTGCATTGCGGAAACGATGTTGACTTGTGAAACAATCTTTTCGTCGAATCCGAAATCACGACTGATAATTTCGTTCATCTCGGAAATCGTAGATCCTTTTGGACCCCCATTCACTTCAACGCTTACAATGTCGTCATCGTAAATGAAAACGTGCATCTCGCCGTCGTAAAATCTGTCTTGACGACTATTATACACTTCAAATTCAGTGCTCAGAGCAAGGCGCCCCTCAACCACATCTGAAAAATTAATATCATACGTTGATTGAAGCTGTGAAGCCAATTTCTGAAAAATTTCCTTCAGGAACCGTTGAAGATACGAGTTCGCTGTTCCTCTTGCAGGTTGGTTTCCACTTCCTTTGTAATTAAGTTCTTCGCGAATGAGACTTCGGATTTTGTTTCGTATCTTATTCATTGTATTTTGTTTATGCAGTTGCTTCATTTTCTTCTTCTGTGTCGTGTGCATCGACATAATCTTTTGGGCTGGCGAACGCTTCACCGGGCATTCCAGAAGCGGTAAGCTGGCCGTCGTCATCACGTATCACTTTGTTGTTATACTTCACACCGACACCGCTGGAAAGGTCTGTGTCCGGACCATCAGCCACACTATCTGCTGGCATTGGATCATCGGCAACTGGCCTCTCTACTTGATAATATCCCGAAAGCTGCGGAACAGAAAGCACCTTCTCTTTTCCAGGTGGCGTCCAACGCGCAGAGTTTGACGAACCGCTCTGATACGCAGATAGGCCCGTCGTCTCTTGCAGAACCCGCTCTCTAATACGTTCTTTCAGTGCTTCCTTGAGCTTCATTTACTAGCAGCTTTGATAGAGAGATTCGATATCACCCTTTTTCTGAACGCCAACGACCCTCTCAACCTCTTCGCCGTCATTGAAGAGAACAAGTGTGGGAAGGCTCATAACACTGTATTCTTGAGCAAGCTCCGGATTCTCGTCGACGTCGAGCTTCGCAATGTTTGCGTCCACCTCCTCAAGCATCGGTGCCATCTGGCGACAGGGGCCGCACCACTCGGCATAGAAGTCGACGATAACGCAGTCTTGGATTGCTTGCTGAAAATCACTTTGGGATTGAAGTTCTGTCATAACTTTATGGTCTTGCTGTTAGGTCTGTATTTCGTGCGAGTTGTAGAAACTTTTGTCCTGGAATCACTTCGAGAACTGTTCGGCCTTGGTAAGCAGTCACCTCATACTCGTCGGCACTGCTGCCTCGCCGGGCGTGTCCTTCAAGCCACTCGACGATTTCTTTGAGGTCGTAGCTCTCGAAGTGCTTGCCAAAGTCTTCTGGCATCTCTGTATGAATCTCGAATCGGTCTGCCTTTCGGATTGCCTCTCGGGGATTACCCTTTGCGGACGTGCCGAACATGTTGGTTTGAGCACCCGCTTCATGAAGCACGTCTTTGATCGTGCTTCGAACCGCTTCACGGATTTTGTTATACCGCTGCGGATTTTCAAAGGCGAAAGAGCGGCGAACTTTATACTGGTTGCCACTTTCGGCGTTTTCAACGCCAACACGCTCTTCGGGGTCTTCTTCCTCGTCGTGCTCTTCGCCTTGGATTACTTCCTCTTCCTCGGCTTCCTCTTTGATGAGGCTTCGGATTTTGTGTCGTAGCTTTTGTTCGCTCATATCAAATTTAGTTTTTACGCTTCTCCAACATCTCGAAGAGCCCCAAGGATTCGATAAGCAATCGCTCCCGGAGTGTTGCCACCGCTCGGCGCCGCCCCGAAGGATCTCAGAATCTCACCGTTTCCTGTGCGCAGACTTCCTGCGATTCCAGACTTGGACGCTTCAACGCTAATGTATACGTTTTGATTTCTTCCCTCAAAGATGATGATATCGTCTTCGGAAACGTCAGCGGTCACGCCCATTCCAGCAGTTCGTCCTGCAGGAACTGGAATCGCGTCCCCTTCCGGTTTCGCTCTCAATCTCTTTTGCCAGAGCGTCAAGGAAGTCTTGAGTGTGCATTCCTCCAAGTTCTGCGCCTTCAAGGTTCTCGGCTCCATACTCGTTCAGTCGGGAAAGCTCTTCTCGAATGATGGATCGAAGCATGCTTTCTGTAAGCTTCATTTCGTTGATTTTGTTTAGCTCTTCTGCGGTTCGCTCCGCCGCTTCCTCTGGATCATTCGGAGCCGTAAATCCAGAGCGAACATTTCCGCTGCGACCGTAAATCTGAATCGAAACGTCATCGGTGCGTCCTCCACGTGCTCCCCCGCTTCGAAAGTAAATATCAAGCTTGCCGTTGTAGTTCACGACGTCTTCGTTGCCGGGAACGTCATCCTTGGGGTACGCCTTGTTGCCTGTGATGTGCTCAAGCTCTTCAGCGAACCCGTTGAGAAAGCCACGATCAATGCCAAGCTCATTGAGCTTCTGCAGCTCTTCACGAATGAGATTTTGAAGTCGGTTTCTGTCAAGCTGTTCCACGGTTCTTTTTCTTGCTATGTCTCTTAGAATGCGAAGCGCTTTATCGTCCCATTGGCCGTCCCAATCGGACGCGTCAAAGCCCTTGAGAATGTCGTCACGAATATAGTCAGCGACGACGTGCCGAATGTCTGTTCCTTTGTCGTAGTGGCGAAGCCTGTCGTAAAGCTCGTCGGTGCCGAGAATATCGTCAAACTGGTCTTTATACTCTTCCGGCCCCATAGGCCGATTCATGGCTTGACGCAACTGTTCGGCGTCCCCTTCACTATATGGCGCTGCCCAAGTTCCTTCTTTTATCATCGTACCTTGCGGATCTGAAACACCTTGTCCTGCATAGCGAACTCATGAACAGTCTCCCCGCCAACTTCTTTCTGGCCGATGTCCTTGATTTCACGCCGATTTTGATCGAGATCGCTCATAAGGCGGGCGATGTAAAACCAATCAGTGCCCGGACCACCTCCAGAAGCGGCCGTCGCCTGGCCTGGATCAGCGTCGGTGCCGTACTCTTGAAGTACGCCTTTGATTTCCTCTCGTACAACACGTCGTAGTTTTTGCTCTTCCATATCGTTATCTGTTTGTTCTTCCTCTTCATCTCCGAAGAGATTCATTCCGAAATACGCTTGAAGGTCTTGTGATGCTTCAGGAGTCATACCTGTCGGATTTTGGCAAGTCCATATCCTGCTTCAAGCACGGGTGCGATTGCGTCTTTGTACATCGCCGCCGCACTTTCAAGCCGCCCTTCCTCAATCTTCTCTACCATTGACTCTCCGTAGAACGCCATCTTACCCGCTCTTACTATATCCCCATTGATGGAAACTGAAACCGTCATATCTTCTGTTCGTCCCTGAAAGAAGGGAGTTGCCCGGACTTCAATCCGCTGTCCTGCAGAAGAGCTGGCGGAAAGGCGAACAGTGCTTTTTTCTCCCTTTTCTACTTTGTAGCCCATGTGCTCGTCGCCAACACCGGCAACGAGATCATCGATGAACTCCGAAGACCTGTACCTTCGGCTTTCCGTGAGCCGCCGGGCTTCTTCTCGAATAAGTTGTCGTAGCTGTGATTCACTTACTCTTCTGTTCAGAATTCCAATAATGGCGTCCGCAATCTCTTTTCCACTTTTTGTTACGTCCCGACTTCCAAGCTTCGGCCCGCCCCGGCCGCCTGCAGTATCAAACACATGAACACGAACCCTTCTTGAAACGCCCCTCGGGTCTTCAAGCGGCTCAATCTTCACTTGATGACCTTGAACGCGAAGTTTGGTTGGAGGCCGCCGGGATGATACAACTTCTGCATTCTTCCCTTGCCTTTGAAGATAGCGAATTGTTGCGTCTACTAAATCTTTCATGTCAATGCGTTTGCTATTTCTTGTGCTTCTTCCCGCCCGAGCTTCGCTTTGCTCAAAAGTTTGCCTCTGTCGTTATACGTTAAAATAGCGGCACCTTTCCGGCGAACCTCAACAGAGACTTCCGAAGAACCATACGTTCCTGTAACCTTTGGCGAAACGCCGTCGTACGGTTCAACGTCGACAACTTTTTCGCGAACAAGCTCTTCGCGAATGATACTGCGAAGCTTCGATTCCTTCATATTCATTTTTGTTATGTGTATTCAAGCAATCTTTTGACGACTGATTGGCGGTTGTTTTGAATGTCTCTTTCCCAAAACACAAGCAAGTCTTTGTCGTTTTCTTCGCACCACGCGCGTTTTTCTTTATCTCGTTTCAAATTTCTTTTTTGTGCTTCATATTCTGCAACTTCATATCCAGCGTCTTCATTGCAGTGCCAAAAATCTCCATGAACTTCTATGTATGTGTCTGTTTTCAGTAAATAGAAGTCGTAAAAAGCACCTGTCAAAGATCCCGGGACATTTTCATGTTTTTGATAGATGTACTCTATATCCGATGATTCTAAAATGTCTTCAAACTCCCGCTCAAGTTTAGAATCAATGAAGTCATATCCATTTTCCTCCATCCACTTTTTTCTTCTCTTACTCTACTTTTTTCTATGCTCCGGATCGCTCCAGTATTCTTGCCAATGTTCTGTCAATTTTTCAATCGTCTCTTCATCAAACTCTCTACCCTTCAAAGCTTCTGAAATTTTTCGTCCTCGTTCCGGGTTGTTCTCTTTCAAGTTCTTTTCGTGAAGCTTTTGGAGTCCTTCATTATCCGGATTTTCGTCAAGACTCATCCCCTTGTTCCACGGCTCTCTGTCTCCGTTTTCAAACTGCTCCCGGCGAGTTTCAGCCGACTTTTTCAAGCCTTCTTCTGTGTAGAATCCATCTTGATCGCGAACATGGTGGCCTTGCTTATACTTCGCAAAGCCGTATCCCCTCTCGGATCCCCTTTGAAAGTTTACTTCTTCTCCGCAGCCACATTCGCAAGTCGGCCACTCACCATTCAAATGATAATCGACATACAGTCGGGGCGAATCAATGTCATCATGAACTCTCGACGCATGTCTGACAAGAGACTCATACTTCTCAAATCTCTTATCACAATATGGACAGGCTACCGGATTATTTTCTTCATATCTCTTTCTTTTTTCTTCTTCGTGAACTTGAGTTTCATGACTATTTCGCCCGCGCTTTGAATCAAACTCTTTATCGCAAAAATCACATTCAAACATAATCATTATTGATGAAAATCTTCGCTCACCAATAAATATAAGTGCAAACCATAATTTTCGGGATAACACTTACATATGATTATGCTCGAACAACCCAAATTCCTTGTAAGTCTTTGGGAGACAAGAGTTTATCAGAACTGCTGGACCGGGTAGTCGTACGTAAGCGTCAGCTCGATTGTGTGTTCGGCGTCGTCGTCCCAAGCAGTGTCACCGAAGTTGACGTTGGAAATGAACGCTCCCTTTAGAGTCCACTCTTCAACGAATGCGCCGGTCGGGTCAAGGGTGTTGTAGGTTACGTCCTTCTTGTAAAGGTCTGCGTAGGAGTCTCGTCCCGTGACTGCCTCGTGGTGAAGGCGAACCCACTCCATGACGATCTGAGAACCGCTAGGGCTAATCGGATCGTAAAGCGTGAGGGTCACGTCGGAGTACTCCTGAATCTTACCCTTCAGGCGACGGTTGATGTTGATGTGAGGAAGCGTGAGCGTGTTGAAGTCGTACTCTGGTCGAGAGGCTTCCCGAATCATGTACGTCGGAATGCCTTCGATGAAGAATACGAACTGGTTTTTCCGCTTCGGCTCAAACTCGGTGTAAAACAGTTCGTTCTCTGGAAGAACAGCCATGTGCGGTCTTTGTTGCTAAGAGTTCATTATAACTGGTTGCCATCATTATGTAGATTTCGAGAAGGCAACTTTCATTGGGGGCTTCAATCTTATGTATATGCACGACATAAAAAATGGGTTGCCCGAAACTGAATCCAGGCAACCCATCCTTCGGAGAATGACCGAGTGGCTAGTCCAATACTTCTACCTCGCTGGGGGCATACTGATACTCGTCTTCGGTCTTTGTAATGTAGACCGGATCGGGATCGTCATACGGCAAGCCGTTCTCCGTATTCATGTTCTTCGCTTTCACCGCCTTCAAGGTCTTTCCGGCGTGCTTGCCAACGAGGATTTTGACTCGAACTTTGTTGTGATAGCTCATTCTTCTGCGTTCTGTGGTGAAACAAAACAAAGGGTGGAAAGCGGTTTTGCCTCGCCTCTCGGCGCTCGGCTCCTCACCGAGAACACTTGGGTAGGCTCCCTAGTCGCTGGGCCGGTTTTGCTTTCCAATCAAACCAGCCAACCGCGTCTATAAGTATGATCGAGAAACCCCTTGTTTTGTGAAGGCTCAGAGAAGACTGTCTTCACCACTGTACTCGTTGTATGCGGCAATCACAATGCCAACAGGACACAGAACGAAGTTCAGAAGAAACGCCAACGCGTTTTTGTACCAAGGCACGCTGATAGCGTCGCTTCGGTTGATGCTCTTATTGACGAAAAGAGCGTACACTGCCCACAGAAAGTGGATCAGCAAAGCGTAATAAATCATCTATCCAATGAGCTTTTTCTTTCCAGTCTTGTGAAGGAAGTCGGACTTCTGCTTGTTTGCCGCCGTGTAAGCCGCCGTAAGCCGATCTCCAAGGATTCCTCCATAAAGGCTCAACACAAACGAGATCGGAGCCAAAAGCGTATTCGTGATCAGAAATCCGACGAAGTGAGGTCGGCTTTGTGGCCGAACGTACATGAAGTTCTCAAATGCCATGTACAGCGTCCAGAGAATAACGAAAGTGAGATAGATTTCCATAAGTATTCAGTTGTTTATTCGTTGTCAGATTCTTGTGAGTCCCACCATTCAGGTTCTGCAAATCGTTCGGTGAAGACGATTTCTTCTTGTTGCTGTTGGCTAATATGCTCCGCCTCAGGCCAGTACTCGCGAACTTGCTCTCGTTCGCGAACATAAGCGACAACCGTTGAATAGTCGTCACCATATCCAGTAATCCAATACGGGCCGGGCGGCGGAAACTCAACAGGACGAGGATCTTCTAAGTTTGCTTCAAAGCGGCAACGTAGCCACATAGCAAAATGTAAATGTATGATACAGATACAGAAACGCCCCGACTTTGGGGGGTCGGGGCGAGTTCTGCGTCTCCGCAAAGATACTCACTGTTAGGAACTATTGGTTTCACTCTATAAGTTACTTACGACTCCAACCTCGTGACGGTTGTTCCTATTTGGAGTCTGGAACTGACGGGACACTTACCCATAACTTATTTTTTGTTATGGAGTGGACTATACCATAATTTTAGCTTTGGACAACATACGTATTAACACACATCCAAAACCAAAATTTGACGCATTTATGAAAAAATATGAACTCAAACTTGCTTACGCTGCTGGAATAATTGACGGTGAAGGAACTATTACTCTTGCTAATAACCGAAACAACACCGAATTTAGGCATCCGGTTGTATCAGTTTCTTCCACAAGTCGAGAGCTTCTAGAATTTATGGAAGAGAACTATGGCGGTTCAATTAGCAAACACAAGACTTACAAAAAGTCTCACAAAACTTCTTATTCTTGGAGTCTCACTTTCAACGACGCTGTAGACTTTTTATCTGAAATTCAAACTTTTCTTAAAGAAAAAGAAAAGCTTCATCGGTCTAAACTTATCGTTGAACATTATCGTGACTTGACTCCAAAAAACGGCAAATACTCCACCGAAGTTAAAGAACGTAAGCTCAAGCTCCAAGAAGAATTTTTTCATCCCGGAACACACAAAAAACTTTTTCAAGCTTGAAGCATATTCCGAAGTCTCTGGGCGTTTGTCATCCGTTTCCAGATGATTTTAGCGCAGCGTTGGCATTTCAGCGTTCACCGCTTGAGCGTCATTTTTCACTTAAATTTCAAGTGCGACCATTAAGTCGAACCCGTGTCCGAAGATCCTTCGCAGCGTCATGTTACTCACGGCCATAGCGTCGGATTGGTTCACCGCTCATCCTTCCGACGCAGAAGGTAGTGGCGGTCTATTTCGTGTTTTCTATTCTTTACAAGTCACCCCACGAAAAGGGCGGCGCCAGTTATGGCGATCTGCCGATAAGGTGTCACCCGAACACAGTGCGTCATGGCAAAGCCTGTTTCGCACTTTCTCTATCGGCGTCGAGGTCCGGATGGAAGGGACGCTTGTGCGTCCCGACTCCGTTACGCACGGACAAGCTCGCGCTCGCCGTGATAGAGGCTCTCGCCATCCATCGTAGCGAAGTCCTCCGCCGTGAACCCGGCGGCTTCGTAGTTAGCGTTGTTGCCAACTATGATTCATGATTCACTTATTTGTGGCGCTCACATGCTGCGCCAAGCCGTGACACTTACTCCGCGATCCCCGTCGAATCCGTGTCAGTCCCATGTACAGCGAGGATTGGACCTTACCGCAAGGGGTTTGCCTCTTCTCGCTTCTATAAGTATAAAGAACTTTGTTGATATTGCGTGTTCTTATACCCCATACGCAAGAGTTTGTTCCGGGTTCATCTAATCTTCTTGAGGTCACTTACCCCAAAGTCCCGGTTGCGGTCCCAAGGCATATCAAGAAAAACCATCACGGACCACTCTCCGTTAATCTTTTCTGCGTCATGCACTCTTCCGGTTGCGCCGATAAACCGTTCGTCGTTACTATCCACCACTTCAACCCGGTCTTCTTCGTCAAACTCTTCCAACGGAACGCTCGGCTGATACTGCTTATTCCAATCAACGAGCCCGTCGTCGGAAAACTCGCTGCTCCAATCTTCGTTTTCGGTAAACGGGCTGTCAACGAGATACTTTGTCAGAACCGAACGAGTCTTGCCCGGACTGCCGAAAATGTCAAGATCAGCGCAATCTCCGTCAAATCCAACCACCCGACCTTCTTCGCCTTCGTGGCGAGTGCCTTCAATAAGAACGGCGTCGCCTCTGGATATTTCCATAACGCAGGTTGGTTGGACCGTCTTGTATTGCGTGTCGTTATACTCTATGCGGGTTGCTTTGTTCCGGGGTTCACAGAAAGTTTATAGCGAACCTTGCCGCTACCGGGAAACGGAATGAACTCTTCTTCGTGGTCGTTCCAGTCAAGCGTGATCAACTTTTCCCACGCCGCTTCCGCTTCGTCTCTCTGAACCGTGGAGCTGTGAAGGTGAAGCCCGTATCGCCGCTCAAGCTCCGTCGCCATTCGCTTATACAACTTCGTCGCGATTCCTTGCCGCCGAAAGTCTTCGGACACGTAAATGTACTCAACTCTCGGCTTGTCGACGTGAAACTGTTTTGCGGACTCCCAATCTTCTTCCAGCTCTTCCCACGCTTTTTCGATGTAGTGTTCAAAACGAACTTCAAGTTCGTCTCTGTCCATGTTTTGGCACTCTTCACGGGACGGGCGTTCGGAGCGCCGAATCACTTTTCGCGAAAGGGAACGGACCACTTCCGAAAGCGGCTTGAATCCACTTTTGTCGTCAAACGCTTCGCAGTGCAAAAACCCGCACCAGCCGCGATAGTGATCGGCAAATCGAAGCAAGCCCCAATCGCCACTGTAATCGTTCTCCCAAGTGGCAGAGGGGACGTATGTGACGTTGAGGTAAGCAACTTCGTCCCCTTCCATCCCTCCGTGCTCGTCTCCCGTCTCGCCTTCCATATGTGCCTCAAGGCGATGAACCACGTGACCGTTGTTGTTGGCGGCCGTTCCTTCTGTGTCTTCCTTGAAGCGAAAATCCATGGCCTCGGAAGGTTGGTTGGTTGATAATGCAGTTGCTTACACGGGCCGTGACGAAATCTGTTTCAAGAAGAATGTGAAGGAAGTGTCAATCCTCCATCACCTTGAGCATTTCCTGCCGGTCGTCTTCGTCGAGTTGCCGCCACACGTACATCACAGACCTACACTGGACTGTTGCGGCGAGCCAAGCCATACCAATGGTTGCGCCAAGGGCAAGGTGAGAAGTCCAAATCCAAGCGGCAGCGAAGGCAGTTGGCGGAACGTGGTCAAGGATTTGCCCAAACGCCCCGTGCTTCTTCGAAAGCTCACGGCTCGCGACTGCTGCGACATACACAACAGTTCGGTTTGACCCTTCCATGAGAACCCATTGACCGAACAAAACGAGAAGCGCGAAAACCACCACGCCAATCCAAGAACCCCACATGAGAATGGGAGTTGGGAACGGAGAGAAAACAAGTCCCGTGCCGATTGCCGACGAGATCAGGTAGATGATTCGATCTCTGCTAAATGTCCGGGCGTTCATGACGTGCCGTTCAGGATTGGTCGGGTGATTCCGAGAGTGCGAAGATGTTGGTACCGGGCATTGCGTTTGTTGAAGTACACGTTTCGGATATGTTCCCACTTCACGCCTTCCGAAGTCCTGTACTGTACAGTTGAGTTCCGAAGGCTCCGAAACATACCGCTCTCAACGCCTCTTTCAGTGACGACATATACGGTCATTTCTTTTCGTTGACTTGGATTGTGGTTCCGATAAGGGTTCCCCGAATGTTCTTCCAACTGACTTCGATAACCTCAACCTTTGTCGAGTCGCCTGCGTTTTTGTATAGGTACGCGTCCTCCGTGTGCTTGAAGTCGTCTTTGTATAGATACACCGCCGATTTCTCGTTCTTCACGTGCTTATATTCGCCGGGCGCGATTTCCGAATACGTTGTTGTGGTCGGAATGAACGCATACGCCATCATGAACACCGCCGCCCCAATCACGGTAAACAACACCGACAAAAAGATTCTCGCCAAAGCGCCGATGTACCGATCGGTGATAACACTTTTCATCGCCGCGATCCACATCGACTCTGTGCGGATTTCCGTAACGGTTATTAGAATCGCGATAAAGTTGAACGTCTTTGCCATGAACTTCGAGCCGCCACATCATATCACTGACTCGAAAATCCGTGGTACATACCCAAGACGTTTTGGCGCCAAGCGTTTGTCGAAGTATGAATGATTCACCCTTCCTGCTTTGGCGGATATACTTCAGCTCGTGCTTTTTGAAGCCGCCGTCATAGTCAGAAAGAAGGGTTAGCGGTCTCACTGAAGCCGAATCTCAAATCGGTTCTCCATCTTGTTACAGCTCGACTCGGGAACGCCGTGCGTGGAGTCGCCGCCGTGGCGATTTTCTTTCACAACGGAGTGTGCGCGGTATCCATATTCTGCAGCCATACGATAATACTTGATAAACTCCCATACGCAACTGCTCGTATTGGCTAGCACAACCGTCTGGACGCCGCTTTCCATCGCTTCTTCGACTTGACGTGCGCACCACGCGTGCGCTTCCCCGAGCTTCGACGGGTCGAAGTCGTAGCCATTCTCTGTCTCAAAGAACTCGTCGGTCTCGAACACCTGTCCGTTCGATCCGGCGATCATTTCGGCAAACGTGGTCTTTCCGCATCCCGGCACGCCCCGAACGACAACAAATTCTTTTCCTTCGGCGGGCTGCTCCCAACTACGGATCTGGTTGATCACACTCTCGACGTAATCCTCAAAACGGCCGATTGCCTCTTCGTGCCTGTCGAGCGGCTCCAAGTGGTCGTCGCCCGCCTCTGCGTTTTCGCGGTAGTCCAAGCCGTGGTTATCGAAAAACGCAAGCATGTCGTCTGCCTGCTTGAAGAGCTGGCCAAGCGTCCACACACGCTCTCCAAGAGCCTTTGCCGACTCCTTCTTCTCGTGAAGCGTCCGCTCTTTCATGCGATTGGAAAACTTCAGATCCATGTGGTTCTCAATGAGCCAGCCGATCACGTCAGTCCGAACATCGAGCCCCTCAAAAGCGGGGGCAAGAGCGTCCCAATACTGCCGGGACTTCTCTGCGTGCCCATAAGAGGTGATGTACCCGCCGCTGGACTCTGCCTTGCGGTCGGTCGTCGGAATCTTGCCGATGTCGTGGAACAGAGAGACAAGCGCCATCTCACGCCACTCACGACTTGACGTGTCAAGCATCTGGCGAAGCCCGAACCAAACGTACGCCTCGTGGTCGAACACGTACTTCTCGGGGTGATAATCTGGCCTTTGCGGAAGATCCCGCAGAGCGTCGATCTCACCTTGAATGAGGTCAGAAAGTGGCATAACTTATCGGTAACTGTCTCGTGCTTCGGTATCGAAAACGACGATACGGGGATCTTCGGTTTGCACCTTCACGCCCGTCAGCTCGCACCAGAACCCACGGCAACGAACCATCCACGTTCCCTTACGGCGATAGAGCTTTCGGCTCTTGGTGTCGGGAATTATATCTGAGTCAAATGGACCGTAAATCAGAACTCGTCCCGTGTCCTCTTTGTCCCGCTTCGCCTCTTCGTGAATCGTTTTGTCGTTGCGGCTCATCATGGGCTTCGGTCGGTTGGTTGCCTTGATAATGCATGGACTTACACGGGCGCGTGGGACCATTGTTTCCGTCTTTATAGAAGTTTCACAATCTCTCTTCGAGTGAGTGGCGTAGCAACCGGAGTACCGTCCCCAAACGGCATGACGTTGTATTTCTCTCCGCATTCGCTGCACTTCACATTCACAGCAAGTCTTCCGACTGGACTTCAAGCACCGATGCCCAAGCGGCGCACATACAATCTCCCGGGCGGTCTTTTGGCCCGTCGAGAAGGCTGGTCTGCTCGACTTCAATCATTTACTGCGATATTATACTGTTGGGTGATTATAAGCGTCAGCATCTTCCCACTCTTCCATTTCGGTCGCCGGAATATAGTGAAAAAACACGTTGTCAGAATCCATCGGATACATGTTCCGATCAAACCCAACATCTTCCGCATACTCGGCATATGCGCCATCGCGAGTGTTGGCCGTTGACACATATTGGAGTGTGGTATTGGCGAAAATTGCGTAGCCGTCTGTGTTCGTGTTCATTGTTGTAATGTGTTGGTTGGGTTCGTCTGATAATGCAAGAGCTTACACGGGCACAACATTCCGGTGTTTCTTCTTCAATTCACAAAAGCACGGCGAATCCCGTGAAGTAGTTGATTAAAACGATAAGTGCTTCTATTCCCAAAAACAAAAAAGCACTCGCGAACAGATAAACAATGAAGAAAATTCCTCCGCCCGGCCTCATTGATTTATTTTGAAAATGATTAGCCATTACTCCAAGATATATGAACCCTCCAATCAAAACAAATCCTGCAAGGAATAATCCGATATACTCAATCATACGTGTATGTAAAAGTGTGGAAGATTTGATTCAAAATCATATGATTTTGTTCGGTGGAACTCTGCGTTCATTTCCAAGTGTCCCACCCCATTTCCATTCATCGGTTTGCTCAAATGTCGGTTCCCAGTGCTCAAGCCATTCGTAAAAGTCGGGGTCGGCGTCAAGTCCTTTTGCGCCGGGATAAGGGTCCCACTGAAACCCGTGCCAATCGTATACGACACAATGCTTCGGGCTTCCTCCGTCAACTCGTGGGCTCGGGCCGGTCGCGACAAACGAGTCAAACGGAACCTTCCCAAGTGGCGGCCTCCTCTCCCACTTCTTCATCTTGTATCCTTTCAACCGAATGAATACGTGAAAGTTCCGCCAATACGTCAGCCAAGGATCTCCAGTGTGCCACTTCGGTAGCTCGTCAATGTCGACTTCGAGTACCGAAGCCCAACTCGCTCTCATGCAGTCTCCGGGTTGTTCGGACGGTCCATCAAAACGGCTGGTCTGTTCAACCTTTTTCATATACTTAGTAGAACAACAAAATCAGAAAAAGAACAACTGTACCGATTGCAGTTCCCTGCAGCCCAGACACAATTGCTTCTTTTTCTGACGGGTAAAGACCGTCTTCATCACTGGCATAAAACAATGTGCCGAGAACCGTAAAAATGAGTCCTACAGCAATACCTGAAAGAAGAGGTATAATCATGTTTCGTTTCTGTATCTGTATCCAACTCCACGAACAGTTTGAATGCGGTCTTTGTAGCGCCCAAGCTTCTCTTTCAGGTTTTTGATGTGCGCGTCCACTGTGCGCTCCGTGACCATCATCGCGTCTTGAAAAACTTTGTCGAGAAGTTGTCTTCGGGTGAACGTCTTTGGGCTTTGTTTTTTGAGCAAAGAAAGCAACTCAAACTCTGTAAGCGTTAGTCCAAGGTCATTGCCGTGAAGTTCAGCGGCGGCTTGGTCTTCAAACAGCCGAAGAGGACCGTCTTCATCGTCGATTTTGGACTGCTCCGCGATTTCAGCGGCACGGGCGACAAGCCGCTCAGCTTCTTCCAACTTCTTCTTTTCTTCAGCCGAGTAAATCGGCTGCTTTCGCTTGCTGGCAATCTCTTCTTCGAGGTCGCGTAGATGGTCGTGCTTATTTTTGCTCATATCGTTGGTGTGATGTATGTGCGTCGTTCTTTGTCAATCATCATTTCGATGCTTTTTTCTAGCTTTCGCGAGATCCTCCCTCTTCTCCTGAAAGTACACGTCCGACATGTCGTCGACTTCAAGCACGGAAATAAGAAAGTACCGCCTCTGTTCTTGAAGCTCTGCGACTTCCTCTACTTGCTCTTTAGCGCGCTCTCCGTGCCCTTCCATCGTCGTTCCGCTGTACCAAAATGGATCGAGAAGTCCCGGGTCGCCCATGTGGTTCCCGCCCAAGTGTTCGGCAATGACATTATCGAAGAAGTATCCGGGCTCGATGACGCGAAACACGTAGGAGTCTTCGTCGAAGTCGTAGACTTGAAGTTGCGCGAGCTTTTCCCGCTTATATTCTTCCCGGTGTGTCGCACGACTCGCGAAAACGTTTTCAAACTCCGACATCTTTTCGAGAACATTTGCGGAGTCGTGGTTAAAGTCCTCCGGATTCTCGATAAACGTTTCGACCAGTTCACGTACAGCCTCAGTCGCCCCGTGCTTCTCATAGTAGAGGTCGCGAATCTCATCGACCGCTTCCCAAAGATCTTCTTTGGCTACCTTGTATCCGTTGAACTTGAGTCCCATAGCTTGTTAAAGCGGGTGATTGACTGTTGGATAATCGTTTGCGGTTGCGTCCTCCCACTCGTCCATTTCAGTTGCGGGAATGTAGTGGAAGCCGACGTCGTCGCGGCCCATTGGATATACGCTTCGGTCAAAGCCAACCTCTTGCGCATACTCGGAGTACGCGGCGTCACGGCTGTTGGCAGTGGAAACGTAATGAAGTGTGGTTCCGATGAAGATTGCGTAGCCGTCTGTGGTCGTGTCCATGATTATCTGTGCTTGAGTCCGTCTGATAATGCACAAGCTTACACGCGCACAATCCGTAGTCGTTCCGACAAGAATATGAAGATTTGTCAAAGCTCCCAGTTGTGAGATTTTCGCTCCGTAGAGTGGTTGCGATACTTTCTCTGCGGTCCGAACAAATAATCATCTTCCGTTACGTCGTCCGGAACCTTACAGCCCATTCGGATTGAAGAAAACGCGTATACTTTCCTGTCTTTATCTTTGCTGTTGATGTGATACGTTTGCCGATCGGAGTTTTCGAGTTGCCTGGTTATAAAGTCCGTTTCGTGCTTCGCGAAGAGTTTCATTCTTTCATGTAATGCCATTCAAGATCGTCAGGAGGTTCTTCTTCTATTTCCTCTTTCAGCTCTTCGAACTTCTCTTCCAAAGGCGAGGGCATAGCAAACCCACCGACCTTACATTCGACATTCACATTCCACCGTTCGTCTTCGTCGCTATGCAACCAAGCTACTCCGTCGTTAATCATATATCAGTGATGTGGCTGTCCCATTTGAGCTGTTGAACCCGAAACCTCTTCAAGATTTGCTTTTGCCTGAAACTCTTCTACGTTTTGGGCGCCGACGTAAGAGAAGCTGGAGCGCAGGCCGTCCTTGAGGTCGCTTATAATCCGCTTCACGGAGCCGCGATAAGGCACCGTGCGTGTCACCCCTTCCACGTAGTCGTCCGAGCCTTTCACGCCCTGTGAGGCACTTCCACGATACTCTTTGTATAGCTCTCGGTTTGGCCAATCTGTTTCCCGTGCTTTGAGTTCACCGGGCGTTTCGTCTGTTCCTGAAAGAATCGATCCAACCATCACTGTGTCAGCGCCAGCCGCCAACGCTTTTGCAGCATCACCGGGTTTACGAATGCCACCGTCAGCGATTACAGGAACGTTTGGATGATACTCGTCTAAGTGCTGAGAGATTTGGCGAATCGCCGTGATTTGCCCAACCCCCACTCCTGTTTTTTCTCGGGTGCTACAAACGCTATTATGAACGACTGTGCCTTCTATATTATAAGAGTGGTCGTCTTCTACTTCAAGGTCATAAACCGTTTCACTTGTTTCTTTCCGTTCTATGTAGTTAATCTTTTCAGTTTTAAAAGAATCTTCAACCCGATAGTGATTTTCTGTAAGCTCGTCGGCTCTCACCCACTCGGCGTATTCGTGTATGTTTTCTTCATTTACTTCATCAACGTCTTCTTCGTGAACAACGTAAAACTCGTGGTTCGGCGTGCATTCAATCCCGTCAATAACCATCAAGTCTTCTTCAGGTTTTTTCTGGCGGGTTTCCATAACTTCTTTCCACCTGTTTCGATGCGTCAATACTTCGTCGCCAGCTTCAACATCAACGATTTTCTTTAATCCATCGGTCGTTTTCACCCCCATATCGGCAGTGAAGCAGCCATTTCCGATGCCGACACGGATTGCGTCTGCTCCCCATTGCGCAAGGTTGAACGCGCCTTCCGCCGTCGCCACGTTTCCAGCGATAACGTCAAACTCCACGTCTCCAAGTTGATACACTTCTTTTTGAAGCGTATAGAGCGCCTGTTTCACGAGGTCGTGGTCGCCGTGCGCAACGTCGACGAGAATCACGTCAGCGCCAAATTCCCAAAGGTTTCTCGCATTTGCCGCAAAATTTCCAGTTGCTCCTATCGAAGCACAAGCTGGACCGTTGATTGTTGGCTCAACGTCGGTAACTTCCGCCATAACCCCAACTTGAAGCGAAATTTGGTTTTCGTATTCGTCGCTTCCGAAGCGGTGCATGATACCCGTTGCGCCTTCGTCGTCGAGCGCCTGGATCATTTCTGCGTCAACCACCGTGTCCATCGGGCTAGCGACAACCGGACATCCGATTCGGTGGTTGCGGGTGAACTGAGTTTCCAAAGATACGTCGTCTCGCGACTCAACGCCCGAATGTCGAGGTTGAATATAAACGTCGTCGTAACTTATCATGTTGTGTATGTGATTACAAGAAAGCCAAATCCAAATACAAGAAGTGTTGAAAGGAATACTGAAAGAAGTGTGGACAGAGTCGCGCCCAATCCAACACTCGAAAGCATTGAACTTGCGCCAGTTGAAGCAACCGTCAGTAGCATCGCCGCTACCAGTGCCATGATCGCGTCTCTAATAAGTCCGTCAAACATCCTTGATGGTTTTTCTGTACGTACAGAAAACGGCCGCCGCAGGTTGCGACGACCGCCTTTTCCTCCACTTTTAGCTATCGCCGCCGCTCGTTGATTTCGTCGTGTGTTATCGTTTCTCCTCTCCTATTTTCATAATTTTCATCCCAATATGATATGTTCCGTACAATTTTGCTTATCGTCCGTTGCGAACAATCATATTTTTCGGCTATGTTATACTGCTTCCATTTTTCGTTGTTCCATAGCCGCCGTATTTCTTTTATCTGTTTCCGATTAAATTTTGCTTGGGGGTTGTCACTTCCCACATCTTCTCCTTTTAAAGTTTCACTTATTTTTTCTCTTACTTCGGGGTCTTTGGCGTTGTTTTTATCTCCAAGTTGCGATTGCCTAATTCTTTCTTTCTCTTCTTCACTAGCTTCGTGTCCCTTCAACGCTTCAGATAGTGCTAATTTATGTTCTTTAGAAAGAGTTCTTCCTGTTAAAGACTCACTTAAAGCCTTTTTATGGCTTTCAGACATTCCACCGTTAGTCGGGTGATTTTTTCCAGAAAAGCCAGTTGCTGCTCTGTTTAGGTTTGTGGTGTTATTAAAAACTTCGTCTCTATCAAGTAGCTTTTGCTCTAACTTTCTTGCTTTATCTTCACCTAAATTTTCAACCAGTTTTTTACCGTATAATTTTTTACCGTTTCTACGGAGCTTCTTTATTTTGTTAACTTTGTATGAGTTTGTACAGTGTTTCATTACCCCTTCTCTAAAATGTCGTTCTTTCCTATTTCCAGTTCCGCTTCCAACATAAAAACATACGCTTTCTTCATTTTCATCTTCATAAAAAAGTCCATACACATAAAATTTACCCATCGTCCTACTATTTAGTTTGCTTCAATATAAAAACCCTGTGTACCAGAGCGGTAGGACGAGCGCATAGGTACACAGGGTGTTAATAATTCTATAAGCGTCCTACCGCTCTGTTATTATATATCAACTTCAACTTTCAAGTTCTCCATTAGCCAACATCTTCAACTGCCCCGCATACTTCATGATCGCGTCACGGCCGGCGTCGATCTGAGCCTCAGTGAGCCCGCCGTACTCTCTGTAGGACTCCGCAAGGTCGCTCAGAAAACCGGCGTCGACCTTGTTGAAGCCTACGTTGTTGTCACGATTCGTGCCGTGCGCACGCTTCTCATACTCCGTTTGCAGGTCGTAGATCGCGACAATCGCCTTCTCAACCCACTTGTCGTACTTGCGAAGGTTTGCTTTGATTTCGGCTTCGGTCCACTGCTTATCGTCAGACATGGCGAGTCGGTTGGTTGGTCGCGATTATAATGCAGTAGCTTACACGCGCACGCGCACTCAAAGTTTCGAGTCACCACGGTCTTTACACAGTCTTCATACTCTGCTGTTCGTTTGCCTCGCGAATCTGCTGCTCAAGCGAGTCGAGGTATCTTTCGAGGTCTTCAGATCGGGAATACGTGTCGTCAGTGAACCGCCCAATCTCCACCGAACCTTCAGCCGAAAGAATCTCAACGTGGTTCGGGTAGAACACGGCGTCAAACTTTAGGTCCTGGCCGCTTGCCCACACGTTTTTATGAATGCGGTACAGCTCTTCGGGATCTTTCGGACCCGGTTCGATTTGCGCCGTTGCTCGAATGTTGTATGGACTCGTGGAGTCGTCGTCCAGTTGAAGAAAGAGTTCTTGAATCATATTCAGTGGTGAGAATGATTGTGGTCGTCGCAAAGTGGAGCGCCGCAAACTAACGATCCGGCGTGGGGGCATCCTCTGGTTGCCTGATCTTTGCACACTCGACACAGGCGGCCATGATGTTCTTCACAGAAGTCGCTACCCGAAACCGTGGGCTTTCCACATTCTCCCTGCCACGGCTCGTCGTACCGGCACTCATTCGCCGTGCCGTCGTCCACCGTTTCTTCTTCCCGTGAAAGGCCAAGCGCCTCAAGCTCTCCGTCATCCAGCTTCTCTTTTGCGGAGTTGAGCCGCCCTTCTTCTGCGTTTTCTTCAAGCTCTTCGGGATCGGCCGATTCAACCTTCGCCAAGAACTTCACGACTCGGCGACCCTCTTTCTCTTCGGCCAAGTCCAGGAGCTTGCGTGCGTCGGAAGGAAACACCCGGAGTCCGCTGGAGTTTCTGTTCGGTCGCTTGAGAACGCCGCCCTTTCTCCAGCTTGACTTCTCTTCGCCGCTGGACGAAAGGAAAGTTTCTTCGTCGAAGTCGTAGAGGGCGATGCCGTAGAACTTGTAGCCATCGGGAGCATCAAAGACCGAGTTGTCAATCTTGATGCGGGAAAGGTTCATCCCTGTTCTCCGCTCAACGGCTTCCCGCTCTTCATCTTTGAGCTTATCGGCTGCCTTTTTTCTCTCAGCCTTGAGCGTTTCGTCAGAAAGGCGAGAAAAGTCAACCGGATCGATGGCGAAGTCCACGCGCACAAACTCGTGGTCGCGAGTCTCCATCAAGTTCTTCCGCATCCAGTCGTAGTTCGTGCTGGCATTGGAGTGGCCAGCAACCGGATCGGAGATTCGATTTTCACTTGTAACGCGCCAGTCCGAAGGGCCGCCTGGAGCAGGCTTTCCGTAAGAGTTCACGACGGCTCCGCCTTTCGCGACGCCATAATACGTACCGAAATCTTTCATGGCAAGTCGGTTGGTTGGTTCTTCTTACAATGCAGTAGTTGAACCACAGCCAACCGAAGATTGTTTCGTGAACACCCTATGAACTCTGGTTCGTAAACGCCCAAGCAAGCGCTATTACCCAACCGACTCCCGTGACGCCCAAAAATGCGTTGATGATAATGATTGGCGCCATGTTGTCATGATCTCTCATCACGGCGACAATAGTCGGAATGAAGTAAAACCCGAACGAAATGGTCAGAAAAAGGATTGCTCCTATCGCAGAAAAGAAAGCTTCCATAACTTTGTTATGAAACGTTGGCGTCGTATGGTGGTCCGATGTAAGCGACCGTCTTGATTTGGTTCTTCTCGTTCGTGTTGTAAAGATGAAGAACGCCGCCGGGAAGCACTTCAGAGTATTCGGCCTCGTACGTGCGAGCGGTGCTGTACATTGGCGTCACGATCTTGAACGTCTTCATGTTATCCGTATTCTTTTTGGAAACGTTGCCAAATGTCGGTCCCCTCCAAGTCTTCTTTCAGCATCTCGAACTGTCCGGGCTCATTTTCTCTCAGAAAGCGAAGAGCCTCGATTCGAATGCGCGTGCCTGTGTCAGTCTCTTCCTTGGCCGTCTGGTCGAAGTTGTCTCGGTTTCCAAGCGCAGACATATGGTATGGCTTAGATTATTGATTGAATGCCCTCACAAGGCAATATAAGCGTTCTCTGGCAAAACGTCAAGACCAAAATCCGTGGTTCACAGGAACTTCATTGTGACCTCGAATGCGATCCTTCGCGATTTGAATATACTCTTTGTTGAGGTCGACGCCAACGAACTTCCGGCCGTGTTTCAAAGCGGCGATGCCCGTCGTTCCTGAACCCGCAAACGGGTCAAGCACCATGTCGCCTTCCTCACTGCCAGCCAAAACACATGGCTCGACCAGCTCCAACGGGAACACCGCAAAATGAGCTTCGGACACCTGAGCGGTCGTCACGTCCCACACGCTTCGTTTGTTGCGGCGGTCTTTGATGGACACAAACGCCTCTTGCCCTGTGCCTTCATCGCCTTGACGCTTTCCGTTGTAACCGATCCGGCCTTCTCCGTGGCGTCGGTCGTCGGCGTGTTTGGCGTCTTCTTTTATGGCGTCGTGGTCGTAAAAGTAGTCACGAGACTTTGACAGAAGAAAAAGATACTCGTGCTGGTTTGTCGGCCGATCTTTCACGCTTTCTGGCATCGGGTCGGGTTTTTTCCATATGATATCCGACCGCAGATACCAACCGCGACTGCGAAGCTCAAAAGCAACCTCCCAAGGAATGCCCACAAGATCCTTTGGCTTCATGCCGTCTGGAACGAGCCCACCGCTTTTGTCTTCCATGTGGTGGTGCTCTTTGTTGATGTTTCCGCCGGGTCCTTTGCCACTTCCTGCGTAGCTGTCGCCAATGTTGAGCCAAAGGGTTCCGTCGTCCGTGAGAACTCGCCCAACCTCGTCGAGAATGTCACAGAGGTTGTTCACGTAGGCATCAACCTCTTCCTCAAGCCCGATTTGGTCTTCGGTTCCATAATCGCGAAGTCCCCAATATGGAGGGGACGTGATGCAGGTTCGAGCAGAACCTTCATCGAGACTTCGAAGTTCGGTTTTGGCGTCGCCTTGAAGAAATGTAGCCTTATCGAGCTTGCCCATATAGATTACTGAGCTGGTTGATTTTGCTTTGCCAATCCTTTGTCACGAGCACCTGCCTGTCGGCTTTCTCTTCGTAAATCTCCTGCAAGATGTTCACCGCTTCCTGATCGACGTGTTTTCCCGAAACGAAGAGCATGAAGTAATCTGCCCAATAGTCTCGGTCTGCCAAGCGGTTGGGGATGCCTTCCCAAAGCTTCTCGTCGACGCTTCCGCTCACGCTTTGATGCTTACACTCAATCATGAAGTCACTTCCATCGGGAAACACAAGGCGCCAGTCGACGCGCTTGTCTCGGGCACGGCTATACTGCCTGCTTCGCCTGGTGCGATAGACTTCTTCTCGAACAAGCGTGATTTGGTTTGGAGAGGCCGACTTGAGCTGATTGAAGTCGCCGGACTCATCTACCTCTTGAAGAAGATAGTCGCCGTCTTTTCGGCGCTGGAAACGTTGAACGTTTGGAAAAACTGTTTCAATGTGGTCTCCAACTTCTCGTTCAAAGCGAGCGCCTGAACTGGTTATTGGCATAAAAAAGAGGGTGTGTCTGCGATTATAAGTATTATTCACCCTGTTGTATGCCTGTGAAGAGGAGATTGTTTCTCAAAGAAGAAGTGAAGATATTTCACGCCGAACGATTTCACGAAGCTCTTGCTCTTTGGCAAGATCGGCGACGGCACCGACGAACTGCTCGGCGTTTTCGTATTCAATGTCCCCCGCCTCGCTTTTGAATGTCGGAAACGAGTCGGAAGCGTCAAACTCGATTTTGTCTCCGCTCAAGCCTGCTTCAGCGGGTTTCACCATCAAAGAAAGGTGGCCGTCATCAGTTTTGAGCTGGACGCGCCACTCCAGATCTTTATGATTGTGGGCACGCCACCACTTCATGGTACCGGAATACGTACGGCGGCCGCCAATCGCTCTTCCGATTGAAGCGGCCGCCGTTGTCTTTCTGTCGCCTTCGCTCATTATGAGTTCGTGCTTGTGGTTTCAGTTGTTCCATTGATTCGAACTCCATCCACCTCCACAAACGCCCTGTAATCGTAGGACGTGCCAGAGCTGAGCCCTGTAATGTCCGTGGTGAATGTTCCCGTGGACTGCGTTGGACTGGAGGAAGACGTTACATCCGTGCCATTAGATGAGAAGGATCCACCTGAAGTCACGTACTCGTGTCCAATCGTCACGTCGTTGTCACCAGTGAAGGTCGTGAGATCTCCTTCCACTGTGAAGCTAGATGTCGTGACGCTTGTGACGTTCGTTGTCGTGGAAACCGCAACGTTGTCCGTCGTGAACGTGAGAGTGCTTCCTTCTGCCACGTCGCCGGATGGGTTTCCTGTCGCTTGCGCTCGGAACTGGTACTCCGTATCTGGGTCAAGTCCAGTGATTTCAGTGTCGAACGATGCTGGAGCCGGAGACACCGGACTTTGATCAGCGGTCACGTTGTTGTCGTCAACAGATCCGGACGATAGACCCCAATCGAACGAAACTGCAGCGTCATTTTCGCTAGCTCCCAAAGCGTCAAGCGTTCCGTTGAGCGTAGCAGATCCAACGTTTATGGTGGTTGCTGCATCAGTCGTGACGCCGACTTCAAGAGTCGTTACCGTTTGTGTAGATCCAGTAACGCGCCCTGTATCAAGTTCAGCAAATGCTCGAACCTCATACTCTATACCTGCCGTAAGTCCAGTAATCGTTCCGCTGAATGTTCCCGTACCGGACACGGTGCCTGCGCTCGTGGAGTTGTTGAATCCGCTCTGGCCCGTCTGTTGATACTCAACGCCAACGTCTGCGGAGCCGCCGTCTTCGTTTACAGTGATCTCGCCTGTAAAGTCAATGTCTGTGTCGCTAATGACTGATACAGAGTTTGTGGAAACCTGAAGATCATCAAGGGTGAATGTCATGACAGAACCTTGGTCGGTGTCTCCACTGTTTGGCTCAGTTCCTGTAGCGCGAAACTCATAGGTCTCTCCCGGAGTGAGACTTGTAATCGTTTCGTCAAATAGTCCGGTAGAAAGTCCCGTTGTTGTTGACGTCGTGTTCGGAAGATTATTTCCATCGATTCCCCAATCAAACTGAACGTCTGCGCTTTGCCCACTTTCAAGCTCGTCGATACTTCCTTCCAAGTCGGCGCTTCCAGTTCCGACGTTGGTTGCCGCATTCGTCGATACAGCAACCGCATCCGTTGTAAATCCAACAGCAGATCCCGTCGTTTCTGTTTGAAGCGTGTCAACCACTGCTCGGAACTCATAGTCTGTTCCCGCAGAGAGTCCAGTAACAGTTTCAGAGAATCCGCCGGTATTGTTGATACTTTGTGTTGTCGTGCTGTTGTCGTCAACGCTTCCGCTGGTTTGTCCGTACTCGAAGAATCCGTTAGCAGACTCGACGTTATCGTAGGTCGTCACATCTCCGTTGAGCGTTGCTTGAGTTGCCCCAAGTTGAGTAGCGGCAACCGTGTCGACGGCAACCGTTTCGTCAAGCGTCGTGAAAGTTTCAAGCGATCCTTGGAACGTGTTTCCTCCAACCGCTCCCGTTGCTCGAAACTCATATTGAGTGTTCTCTGAAAGTGTTCCAGCGCTAATTGAAGCCGAGAAGTTGTTGACTCCACCTAATGTTCCTGCGTCGAGAGTCGTGAAGCTGTTGGTTGTTCCCGCTTCTCGGTATTCAAACCCAACGTCAATCGTGTTAAATCCAGAAGCAAGAGCATCAACATTTCCGTTGAGCGTTGCGCTTCCAGACGTGGTGCCTGTTGCAGACGCCGTGCTTACGGCAGCGTCTTCGGTTTGGAACTGAGCTGTCCCGCCATTGTATGTAGCGTTCGGTGACGTGACAACAAGTTCATAATCATACGTCGTGTCAGCATCAAGGTTTGTAATCGTTTCAGAAACCTGTCCTGTGTTTGATGTCGTCGTAGAATTCGTAGAGTTCGAAAGGTTTCCCGAAGTTCCCCAATCAAACCGATAGTCAACGCTGGTTGGTCCTTGGATTTCGGTAATATCACCTTCAAGAGTCGCTTCTTGAGCTTCAACGCCGGTTGGAGAAAGTGTCGTGACCCCAATGTTTTCTGTGATGAAGGTCAAAAGGCCGCCTTCTTCGGTTTCCCCAAGTCCTTCAACTTTTGCTCGAAACTCATACTCAGTGCCACCTGAAAGCGCATCGATATTAAGGAAAAATGAGTCGCCAGGACTTGGATCACTGAAGTTTACGGTAAGTGTGGTTTCTGTGAAGCTTCCAGTTCCCGTTTCCCTGTATTCGAAGGAAGGCGTGTAGTCGTTCGCGTCAAGTCCAGAGACTTCCGTGAACTCGCCGTTCAGCTTTGCTTCCGCGTCAGTGACGTTCGTTGCCGCTGTCGTTGTGATCGTGAAGAGGCCGGTCGTGAGGGTTTGAACAGAACCGGTGGCCTCGTCATTATCGATTCGAACGGCGGCTTGAAACTCGTATGTGGTTTCTTGAGTGAGTCCTGTGACTTCTGTGGTGAACGTTCCTGTAGAACCAAGAGTTCCAGCCGATACTTCGTTGCTATCAACTGCGTTTCCTTGCTCGGCGTAATAGAAGAGCACTTCGGCGTCGCTGTCGACAAAAGCATCCGGGGTGAATGTGGTCAGCTCACCTTCGAGAACGGCACGATTTTCCATGATTTCAGATGAACCCACGGTTTGAACCGCCAGTTCACTTTCAAATAGATTTCCCGTGCGCGAGTTTCCTGTGTCTGGATCCGTAACCGTTTCTCTTAGGTCAATAGGCATACTGTATTGTTATTGTGTTTCAAACGGAAAAATGTAAACCGTTTGTGTAACTGTTTTTTGCTTTTGCTTATGTACCAGCAGTGCCTGAGAAGCTGTTTCCGTGAAGGTAAAGGTCTCCGCCTTCAGGGTGAATAACTTCAGCAACTGCTCCGTCTCCATCAAGCTCATTGGTAGCGCCCTCACTTATGACATTCAGTGCGCTAACGCCATCAATATCGATTACGTTGCTTGCGTCTTCCGCAATCACCGTAAACTTAGTTCCAGCTGGAATAGTATCAACCGTAAGCTTTACATTATCACTAGAAGCATCCACGAGAACGATGCTTCCGTCAAACGGAGCAAGCGTCGTGTCCGAACTGATACGGTAAACAGTTCGGTTCACTTCACCTCGTGCAGTTGCCGAAAATCCTTCTCGGCTGTTTGGACCCGAAACGTCGAAAGACTTCTGGAAAGGGCTAATCACCACGCTTGCCGGAAGATCGACGCTCGGAGTTAGATCAGAATTAGTAGTAGCCATATTATCTTGTTTGATTTATTGTTGTGTATTGTAGACTCTTCAATCGATTGAAGAAAATAACCCTTTACGCGAGCCACTCCCCGCCGTGAAAGACGGAGAGTGGAACCGTTTTGCGATAAGTCGAGTGGCCTCTTTTATTAGAGATCCTCGAACTCTGCGCCCGTTGGAAGGACGTTGAACGTGAGTCGGATGAACTCAGCAGTTCGCGTTGGCTGGAGGAAGATTTCTCCCACAAGCTGGTTGCGGTCGATGACCTCCGGTGGGTTGTTGTCTGCATCCATCTTCACGCGGAATGCGAACAACCCATTTTGCTGCTGAACCTGGTTGAGGAACGGATTCACAATGTTCTTGAACCTGTTTCTCGTCTCCGGTACGTTCTGCTCGAATACGAGGAAGCGGCTTGTCGAAGCAATGAACTTCTTGACTCGAATGAGAAGCCGTCGCACGTTCACCCTGTCGAGTGCAGTGTCGCGAGTCTGGAGCGTCTTCTGACCCCACACGCTCACGCCCTGCTCGGGGAACTGTGCAATTGGGTTGACTCGGTTCGAGTAGAGCTTGTCGCGGTCGTCACGGCGAAGCCGGACCACTGCGGCAATAGCCTCTGGAATGCCACCTCGCTCGAATCCAGCAGGCGCAAACCACTCTGCGGCCGTCTGGTCGTTGAAGGCGTACACTCGTGGAATGAGAACCGATGGTGGAACCCGCACCTGCTTGTTTCGGGACTGGTCCCGAATTCGAAGCCAAGGGTAATAGGTAGCCGCATAGCTCGTGTCAATCGACTCAATCGAAGCAATCGCAGAGTCAATCGAAGCGTTCACGCCTGCGGCGTCGAACACGTAGAATGCGTCGGATCGGTCTTCGACCATGTTGATTCCTGCCTGAACCACCGGACTGTGAAGCGTGTTGATGATTCCCGGTGTCACAAGCAAGTTGATGTCAAACTGGTCGTCGTTTCCGAGGATTCCGATTGCTCGCTCGTAAGCAACAGTTCCCGGAGCGTCAGGTCCAGAAACGTCAAATCCCTGAGTGTTGTCCTCACGGATTTCGTCTTCAAGCTCTTGCGGCTTCGCTGGATCCTTTCCGTCGAATCCACCTTGGAAAGCAACGGTGAACTTCCTGTCTTCCGGACTGAATCCTTCGTCGTCACCGTCTCCAAACTCAACTTGCCTGAGTCCGGTGCCATTTGGATCCTGAACGTACGCCTCATTGAGAACGAAGCCAAACTCCTGTCCAAACTCGTCTTGTTCAGGAACTCGGGCGTCGTTGTTGTTGGCGATTGCTTGAAGCCAACTGAGGTTTCCTTCCCACTCAAGATCAACGCCGTAGTGAATGCGGTTATCGAACGGTGAAGTAACCGTGCTGAGGTCAATGTCGTCTTCCCGAAGTCCAGAACTGGCCGGTGGTACGTCCGCGTCTGGAAGAATGTCATATTCAGCGTCGGAAACCGAGCGGACCTGTCGGACCTTCAAGCCGTGTGGAAGCTGCCCCTTGAAGTCAAGTGGAATCTGGTACGGAGCAAAGCCCCAAGGTACAAGGTTGGAAAGTCCGTCTCGACCTTCCTCATTTGCCTTCACGACTTCTGGGTTCACCTCAACTCGAATGTAGTCGCTGAGGTTTTCGTACACGCCAGCTTCACCGCCTTGTGCGACGATCTTGCCGTTCTCGTTGAAGGTTGTTTCCTTGTTTCCAATGACTCGCCCAATGTAGTTCGGGCTGCCAGGATTGAGGTTGACGCCGGTGAAGCTCTCAAGAACGTCCGGATCAGTGTCCGTGTCGTCAATCGAGCGAACAACAACGTCAAACTGTCCGTAGTTGGATCCTGCAACCTCGTCTGGATAACGTACGTTCTGAATGGAAATCTTCGTCTCTGTGTTCGCGAAGTCTCCGTCTCCAAGCGTATGCAGCTTGAAGAGATTCACACGGTTCGTTCCAGGCTGATTTGGCTGCTGGTCTTGAGAAACGATCCATGGAGTTGAAGCGTTGTCGTACTCTTGACCGTCAAAGTCAAGCTGTGCTCGGTCAATGTCTTCGTCTGGATCGTTTCCGTGAACCTTGAGGTTGATGCCGTCTTCGTCAAGCTCTTCGTTGACTAGCTCTCTCCAAGCCTCTGGGAAGCTAGCCTTTGCGTGAACTTCACGTGGACTTTCAGGGTCAGAGCCGAACAGGTCGAGAAGATAATTGGAATCGCCTTCCTGCAAGCTCACTTCATACTTCTTGCCGTCAATAAGCTCTGGCCCTTGAAGTTCGTCAGCAGGTTCAATGCCTTCCTCGTCAAGCAGCTCTTCAACCTCGTCTTCCGGCTCGTGCTCCTGAAGATCAACCGTAGAAACGGAGCTTCCGTCAAGGTCAAGAATCAGCTCAAATCCAGTGATGTCTGCCTTCTCTGGATTGATTTGAGCGTTGAACACCTCGTCGCCGTCGTCGCGAAGTCGCTGTGTAGGAGCAAGTGTAGCAAGCGTGATGTCCGCCCGTGGTTCTCGCTCACTGACTGTCAGCGTTCCGCTCGTTTCAGAACTGATTGGCCCAACAGGGTCGCCCTGAGAGTCGACTTCAATGATTTCCACTTCGTACTCAAGGGTGTCGCCTGCCTCAACCGAACCACTTTCTCCTGCGAACCATCCAGCTTCAACTCGGGTGGTTGCCGGATCGGAAATGAAATCTTGATTTTCCTCTTCACTCGTGTCAACGACAACCGTTCCTTGGTTGGCGCCGTTGATGAACTCAGTGACTTCGTACTTGTAAATCTCGTCGTTCGGCCGTCGTACGTCAAAGAATACAGCAAGCCGCTCATTCGGCTCTGTGGAAGAACCGTCGCTGAACTGAAACTTTACGTCGTTGAATGTGAAGATTTGCTCATTGTCTCCGCTGAACGTAAACTCTGGAGAGTCGACTTCGGCGGTATTTCCGCTTGCGTCTTCAACTCGAAGTCGATACTTGATCGTGTCTCCATCGAAGAAGTTGGTTCCAGCGTCACCGACTTGCCATGCGCCGAATACTGCTTCGTTGGTCACAGTCGCTCCCTGAATGGCAGCGTCAGCCGTCTCCGTGCCATTCTTGACAACGAAGAGGTCATAGTCATAATCCGTTGCGCCGTCCAAGTCAACTTGGAAGCTGGTGAAGAGATCGTCGCCGCTCTCAACTGTTTCATTGTTTTCGAAGCTGAAGTTGGCGTCCTGAATGTCGAATCTTCCAGCTGGACTTCGAGAAACGACGTTTTGTTCGGCAGTTGTCACCTCGTCGCTGGAATCGATGCTCATTCCTTGCGTGCTGTCCTGCTCAACCTCAACTCGATATGTGAGGTCGTCGCCGTCGGATCCAGTGTTTGGAAGTCCAAAGCGGAAGCTGTCAGAAGAAACGCCCGTTCCGCTTTCTACTGGCGGTGTTTGGTCAGTTCCGTCAAGAACCTCGTAAATTTCGTAGTCGTAGGTTCCACCGCCTCGATTGGCAACTGTGAACTCAACGCCAGAAAGCTGGTTTTCATCAACGTCGTCGCCTTGTGCGAAGTCAGTTTCAACGCTTTCGAGCTGGAACACGCCGCCGTCAAGCTCGACTTCTGGCGATGTTGCCGTTGCGGATCCAGTGCCGCCCTGCTCGGTTACTTCAAGCTCATAATCGAGAAGGTCGCCCTTGGACATGTCAAGCCCACTGGAACCGACGTCGAACTCAATGTAAATGCTGCTGTCGTTAGGGTTCCCAGAAACGTCTTGAACTGGAAGCTGACCGCCACTCTGGAAAAGCGAAGCATCAATCGGATCCGAAGCCTCTGCATCAACTTGAAGCGTCTGTCCGAAGTCAACCTTGTCTCCTGCCTCAAAGTTCCAGTTCACGTCCTTCAGCTCGAACTGCTGGCTGTCGGAGCGGCTGAACACATTGATTGCCGGGGAAACATCGTCTGGAACGTCAACTGTTTGCCCCTGGTTGACTCGAACAACATAGCGAAGCGTGTCGCCAGCGCTTCCGTTGTGTACCCAAGAAGCCTCGAACGTCTCGTCGCTGATTCCGTTTCCAGAGTCAACCGGAGTAGACTGAAGATTGCCGTTGATAACCTCACGGATCTCGTAGCTGAAGCTTCCGCCGTTGAGGTTGGCAACTGTTCCTTGAAGTGATGCGATTTCGTCAGTGCCCTTCGACGCGCCGTCCGACCAGTTGTAGTTGACGCTCTCAAGGTAAAATCCTTGAAGCTGCCCAATTGGGCTCATAGTGTGGTCCGTCTGCCCATTTGCTAGCTCGACGACAACCTTGTACTGAACGTCAGCGAAATCGTCTTCACTAGGTGTAAACGTATCGACGACGCAATCTTTGTCAACCGATCCCTGAGAGTACACAAGATCGTGAAACTCGCCGTTGACGTATTCTTCGATTTCAAGGTTGTACTTCAGAAGCTCGTCGTCGGTGCTTCTGCGTTGCCGCCCACGCACGCACACGCTAAACTCAATAGTCTCGTCAGTTTGAACGCTAGATGGATCGAATGAGAAGGAAGCTTTCGAAATCTCAAAGGACCGCTTGCTCAGCTCACCTTCCGGAAGCTGAACATCAACGGCCTCGGACTCGTAGCCTTCGTCTCCAAGAAGCCGGACAACCGTTGCGGAAGCCGCGTCGCGAAGATAGTTGCGAGCGGAGTAGTCCATGTAAAGCCCCTGATTGCCGAACTTCTCTTCATATTCTTGTGGGCTGTCGACTTCAACGGGAGTGAAGGCAGGTCCTTTCTGGGTCGGGCCAACAAATGCCCCGCCGATTTCCTGAACTCCCTGCTGAAGAAACGTTAGGTCACGCTCTTCAGTGAAGACACCCGGAGAAATAGTTTGCTCTGGCATAGTTTAATGTTATTTGCTTAAACTTGATTGTTTTTCAACGTAACGATAGACTGGCGGCCGCCAGTTGCAGAAGACGTTCACCTTTATATATTGTGGTCGCCTGTGATATTCACGAATCTCTTCGCCCGACAATATCTCCGCTGTCGAGATCAACGGCAACGTCTCCGTATTTCTGGTAAAGCTGGCGAACGAAGTCATCGTACTCGTTTTGCAGCTCTCGAATCTCTTCCTTCATCTCGTCGGCTGCCTGTTCTTCTTCGTTGAGCTGTTCCTTGATTTGCTCGACGATATATTGCTGGCGGCCGTAGGCAAGCACTTTTTCATTGACTTGCTGCTGCAACTTATCGAGCCGCTCTTTTTCTGAATCACTTATTTTCTGTGCCATATCGGTAAGAAGTGTAGACTGTTTCCGTATTGTATATAGATAGTTAGGTGATTACATTCACGCCTTCCTCGTTGATTCGGAAATCCACGGTGATGTACTCGACGGAAGGCTGTGGAATGACCGAAACCGTCGCTGAAATCGTGTTTGGCGCCCTCTCGAATCGAGATCGTTCTTGTGGAGTTCGCACGTCGACTTGATACTCTCGAATTCCTTCCCGAGACTGAACCTCTTGAAGAATCCGAATGATTGACACTCGAAAGTTCTGAGCAGTCTCTTCGTTGACTTGCTCGAACAGGAAGTTCTCGGCGATTTGTTTCACCTCACTTATGATGAAGACCATTGTGCGCCGAACGTCAATACTGCTGAGGGAAGAGTCAAGATTTGATGTAAATGTTCGGTTGCCGAGAAGAAGAATGCCGTTTGCGTCGGAAAACGTCACCGCATTGATTGACTCTTCATAAAGCAAGTCCAAGTCTTGCCTGCTCAGTCGAACCTCGACGTCCTCCACATCTGGGACTTCCCCACGAATCACGCCTGCAGGAGCAATCCACGGATCGGCGATCACGTCGCTTTGTGCGTAGGTCTGTGGAACGATTGCAGATGGAGGGATGAAGTCAAACTCAATGTCGTCAATCGGATCAACCCATCCATAGTATGTGGCCGCACGTGTCGAGTCGAGTTGGAAGTTGGTTGAAACTGCCTCTTCCGGAGTCTCCCCAAGCTCAAAGGCATCGAATACGTAGAACGAGTCCAGCCGATCTCTCATTAGCTCTTCGCCGTTCCGGATGACGGCCTGGTGGTTGTCAAAGTCCAGCTCGGGAGTCGTAAGAAGATCGAAGTCAAACCCACCTTCATCCTCCCGAAGAAGAAAGAATGCTCTTCTATAAGCGTCTCGGCCGCCGCTGAACCGGCCGTCAAAGTCAAAGCCGAATGTGTTCTCCGTGCTTATGTCTTCTCCGGAAAACCGCTCTCTGTAAATTGATTGCCCGTCGCTGCCGCCCTGAAACCCAAGCGTAAACTTTCGGTTCTGAGGGTCAGAGGTCTTCGGGTCAAGGTAGTTGTCCAGCTTGAATCCATCGTCGACGTTTCCTGCGCCCTTTGGAATTCCCTGAAAGAAGTTCTCGTTTTGCTCGGCCCGAAACTCAATGCCAAGGTGAAGGCTCTCTTCAATGGCGCTTCCTCGTTCGGCTTGAGGTTCATTGACGTTCAGATACTCCAAAAGCTCTCCCGGAAAACTGAACTCCGTGCGGTACACGGGAACCTGCGCAGATCCAACGAACGTCTCTTTGTACGAGTCAAACCCGAAAGGAAGCGTTTCTTTCGATGCTTTTCGAATGTCGTCGGAAAGCTCCACTCGAATGTTGAGGGACTGCTGATCAAAAGCGCCGAACGTGTTAATTCGCTCTTCGCTGCGATCATACCTTTGGTACTCAGTGCCGATGACCTTTCCGATATACCGCTCGTCTTGTGGATTGAGCGAAAGCCTGTCGTACTCTTCGATAATCTCTTGGTTCAGGTCGGTGTCGTCAAAGTCCCGAAGCCGCAAAGTGAATGTCGGCCATCCGGACTCGCTTTCATCCAATCCAACATCAACAATCGACACCTTGAACCGCTGGTTTTCAGAGGCGCCGTCAGAACGAACCCATATCCGGAAAAGCTCTGTGCGCTCTCCCGGCGGGTTCTCCTGTGAAATAATCCACGGCGTGCGCGGCGCGTCGAAAGTCTCAAAGTTGAGCGGATCCGTTGCCGCTTCGTTCTCAAAAGTCACGAGATTCACGAGCACTTCACGGTCTGCGTCCGCAACAATGTCTCGCTGGCTTTCCCGAAAGTTTTGGTACACTCGAATCTTTGGAGGAAGCACTTCGTCGACGTATCTCGGACTGAACGGATTGAGGGAAAGCCGCCACTCGTCGAGCTGATTGTCCATCTCGTCGAACGTGCGAAGCGTGAAGTCTTCAGCAACCCTGTCTTGGTTCGCCGTGGACTGCAAGATTTCGGTCTTCTCTGGAACTGCTCCGTCAACTCGCTTGTACCTGTCGTCAAAAATCAAAACCGAAAGCGGAGATCCTGTACCGCTCTCGAAGTGTGGAAAGTCTTCGCCGCCTGAAGCGAAGATAACGACCGGCTCGGGGTTCCATCCGTCCGTAGCGATAATGCGAGTGAACTTCACTCTGTCGGTTTGGTCGAGCACCTTTCTGGCAGAGTAGGAAGAGTACGTCGTCGGGCCGCCGAATATGGCGTCGAATTGGTCTTTCGTGCGCACCTCTGTCGGAATGAAAAGTGGCCCACGTTCCGCAGGTCCGACAATCATGGCGTCGGTTTCGTCTTCCACTTCGGATGGTTCGAACTGGATTTCACCATCCACCTTCACTTGTGGAGACTCGCTTTGAATGTCACGTAGGTTGATAGCCATTTCTCGTTTCTAGTTCGTAGTTTCAACAATCTCTTCACTGAACTGAAGATTGGAAGGTGAAGTTCCCTTGACGACTTCAGTTTCTTTCCGCTTCCCTTGCTCGGGCGCGAGAAAGCCGTCCACGGTCAGCGACAAATCGGACTGCACATAACGAGCTTCATCGGTCATTTCCACGGACTGATTGATGGAGTCAACTCGCGTATAGTAGAGCTTACCTTCCTCTTGGTTTCCCCAATAGTCTTTGTCCCAATAGTTGATCAAGTCAATGATCCCGTCCATCTGCCAGATGTACTCCGTGTATATCGTCAGTTCGTAACTGACTTGCTGCCAGTCTGGAACTTCCGTAACGTAATACTCCCGCTCTGGTTGTGCATTTTGAAGAACAGTGAACTGGTCGTAGCGATTTTTCTTCGAGTACCGCTGCCGAACAGTAAGAGTGCGCCCAACTGAGTTCAATCGTGTAATCGCGGTTCGAGTAACGTGGCTCGGGTGATCTGAAACGCCTGTTCGCTCAATCACAATGAGCGGAAGAAGCACTTTGTCTTTGACCGACTTGAGATTTCGCTTCTGCCGTGCCCACGTCCACCGCTCTTGGTTGTCCCAAATCACAGGAACCTTGATACGCTCATTGTTTTGCTTGACGTGGAAGTTGAAGTTCTCGTCAAGCTCGTGAGTGATTGCTTTGTCAATGTCAGCAATCCCGTGGTCAAGATAATAGTCCTCCGCGTCTGTGTCACGCCGCTTCTCAAACTCTCGTTGAGTACCTTGCTTGTCTTGAATGTTCTGCAGAAACTGCTCCTGAGCCTCTTGAAACTGGTCGGAATACTCTTCGTCTCGGCGTTTGGCGCCATTCCGCAGCTCTTTTTCAGGCTCCGTATCTTCACCGTCGTCCCGTAGGTGCCCAAACTTGTCTTTCATTGTTGCCTATTTTGGCTTATGAGGTCCGTGTTGGACACGCGAACCCTGTGCGTGTCACATACAATTGAGTGCCGATAGAAGTATTTAGTGCCAAGCAGTTCGTTGTCGACGACATTTTCGATCTCGAAGAACTCTTCATCCCACTCAATGAGGTCGCCACGCTGTGGGTAGAAGTCCTGCTCTTTCAACTTCTCACGCTGGAAACCAAACTCGGCGCCACGGTCGACGTCGTAGGTTCCCTTTTCTCCCTGAGCAGTTTGCTGGTCTTCCGGAACGACAAGAGTGTGGATTTCATACACGTTCGAGTACTCTTTTCCAACAGGTCCAGTCTCGCCCCGAAACGTCGTCTTCGTACGATCCACGTCCATCTTGTAGAAGCGAACGAGCACATCCACCACTTCATCAACGAATTCTTCGTTGAACTGCTGGAACATCTCGAAGTCCTGATCCGATATGAAAAACCCTTCGTCTTCTTTGTAGGGCATTACATTTTGGTTATTGGTCGTCAGTAAAACCGCGGTGGTCGTCGTCATCGACAAACAGCTTCGTCATCCCGCCTTCCCGTTTAGATAGCTCTTCTTTGTCAAGTATCGTACTCTTGTCTTTCGCGTACTCATGGACGCCGTTGCCGGTCATTCCAAGGGTCATGTGAAAGTCTGCTTCGGAAAATCCAAGCCGCTCTCTCATTTTTTGCCCGCCTGGCCAACGAAGAACGTAAAACCACTCTTCGGAGTCTCGGCCGTCGTCGAAGTGCCGGTCTTCTCCAAGCACGTGTCCAACGCCTCTCGTCTCAAAATCTTTGTCTATCTGTTGAGCCACGTTTTTCATCACTTGCTCGAACACGTTATCGATTTGGCGTCGAGAAGCGCCCACACCGCGCCTTGAAAGTTCATTGCGAAACTGATTTCGCAACTCACGCATCTCGGGCTGGCTCAAAAGTTCAATCTCAAAAACGTTGTCTCTGTTGAGTTTGTGCTGCACCGCTTCCTTGGGAACCTCTTCGGGTACAGATATAGAGTGAACTGTAAACGTCAACCGATCTCCAACGTTGGGGATGATGTCTTTCATACCTCTTCAAACTTGAGTTTTTCAATGCTGTCGTCGTATGCGCCGTACGCTGGGGCAACTCTTCCGTCCTCCAAGTGGATTTTCTTGTAAGTGTCGTAAGCGTAGTTCATTCCCGGCTCTCCCCGCTTTTGAATGGTGCTTTGCTGCTGGTGAGAATCATGTGGTTCGGCGTAAGAAACTGTCCACACCGAAGGTATTTTTAGCTCTGCGTTGTACACGTCGTAGTCTCGGTAGTCCCCCGTAGAACCCTCATAAACTCTTTCAATCTTCGGGTGATCCCGCCAAACTTCAGGGTCGTCCGATGTGCCGTCAGTGCCTTTCTGTACACGCACTGGTGGGGATTCAAGTACACGAATCTGGTCGCCTTCCGTGAGAAAGTCGCTGCCAACCTTCTCCACAACTGTCGCTTCGTCGGCAACCACTTCAAGGTATTTCGGATTCACGTTTCTTACGTCCGGACACCCTTTGAAACTACCTGGATTCCAGTAGCAGCGGATCGCCCCTTCTTTGCTTATATCGTCGTAGTCCCAAGGGCTCTGGTAGGCGTCAAACATTCGAGAGTCTGCGACGTGGTAATTTCCCGTTATTTTCACCTTGTAGAGGTCGCCAAACTTATTGAATCGCGACTTCGGCGTCGGGGAGAGAAACACTGCGCCGTATCTTGACGGCTTGCTTGAAGCGTAGTCTCTTCTGTACTTTTCAAACTCTTGCTCTGCCTCTGCTTTGCGTTCATGGGCGTTTTCTCCGTGAGAGCCGCCGCCGAGCTTTTGTCCGGGTTGAAGCTCTTCTTTGGAGCGGTGATACAGCACCGATCCACGGGAAAGCTCTTGAAGCATCATTTCCTCCCGAATGATACGACGCAAATGTGATTCAGTCAGCTTCTTCATCGTCAATGTTGTCTGCAAGTTTCCACTGGTTGCACCATCCTTCCGGCCGAACCTTTCCACGGATCTGCGAGCAAATGTATTCTCCGGTTGGCACTTTCTGATAGAAAAACTCGCAGTTCGCGCAAGCGGTTTCGGCCGTTCCGGCGTCGTCAGAGTATTTTGCGTCCTCCTGGCTCATTTTATATGGAGGGGTTCCACTTCCCAAAAGCCAGTAGAGCAAAATGTTTGTGTCCCTCTCTTCCGGATCCATCTCCCGAAAGCGTTTCACAGCCTCTTTGACTTCAGGCTGCGGTTCGGCTCTTTCGTCAACCGCCTTGTATTCAAACTTTTGCTCTTGAATGAGGTCGCGAATCTCTTCTCGAATGTATCGTCTAAGTCCGTTTGTATCCATACTGTTATTATTGTTGTTAGTTGTCTCGGTATATGAGCATTGGAACCTTCGAAAGCACCTTGTTCAAGTTTTCTGCGTTCTCGGCTTTGCGCCGAAGCCTCTCTTCCTTACTGAGCTGGTCAAGTTGCTCGTTCAGGTTGTCGACGAGCGTTTCCATATTGGTTTGCGCTTCCTGCTTGAGGTCTTCACCGTCAAGCTGAAACGGATCCTGTGGACTTGGGGTGTCGCTGAACTTTGAGCGAACAGTTCCCAGCTTGTGGCGGGCGACTTCCAAACCGTATTTGATAATCCACACCTCACCCGGAGCATTGATGAAGCGGTACGGAATGAAGTCGTAAGGCGCGTCGGAGTAGTCGCTGATTACATTGTCAATACTTTCATCAGCACTTGCTCTCGCTGTGGAGTCTCCAATGACTTCAACTCCAAGCGCTTCGTCTGCATACACAAACTCAACCCACACTCTCATTCGCCCGTGCCCCCCGAACCCGCCGTGATGCGGAGTTGGAAAAATCTTGATCTTGTCCCCGATGATCTCGAAGCTGTAATCGCTCTCGAAAAGATCTTCGTGAAGCTCGTAGTCCTGAATGGAAAGCACCGTGTCATAAAGCGGCTTGAGCGTAAACTGTTTAGAGCGTTGGATTGCCTGTCCTGAGCCGCTGAAATGGCTGTTCATTCCGATGCCACGGCTTCCCCCATATCCTGCGCCCCCGCCGTATGCGCCGCTGTAATACCCATACACGCTTGACGGCACGTCTTCGTGGAACACCCGATACACAACAATCTCTTCGTCTGGAGAAACAAAGTCGAATTCGTCTTCCGAGGTCTCGATTGACGTTTTGATTTCGCTTTTGTCGTAGATCTGACGGCCGTTCTCCAAGTCAATGAAGCCTTTATGAAAGTTGACGTTTCCTCCTGCGCCTCCTGCAACCGGCGAGCCGTAGTCTTTGGCAAGCTGAACGTTTTGTCCAACCCCGCCAGAAGAAACCCAACGGCCGGTCAAGTCTCTGTCGGCGTCAGAGCCAAGGATTGCTTCAAGGTTGTCTTCGATGTTCTGATTTCCCACAAGGCGGCTAAACTCGTCGATTGCCTCTTCGAGTGCTGCGTAAAAGTCGTGCTCAGAGATCTCGATTGACATTTCGGGCCAACCAAGCCTGCGTGCCGCCCACATCGTGAACTTCTTGGCGTGACGCCGAAACTTCGGGTCGTTATCGTATCGGCCGAACGGCGTGTTTCCCTTCACAGGAAGCAGGTCGGATTTGCCAATCTTCTCTCGGTCCAGTTCCTGCGGATTTTCTACGTCCGGGTCAAGGAACGGTCCTCTCGGGAACTTAATCTTTTTAGCCATTTCACTTTGTGTTTGCGGCCTTGTGTGACAGTTGACGTTCGCTCAGTGATATATATCAAAGAGCAAGAACATAAAGACAGACCACAACTGCGCCCTTATGGAACTTTCACGTATCAACAAAGAGTGGGTAAAAGTCAACTTCTCCGACGACTTCAGTTGGAATAAGGTCAACGCCGTGAAGAAGATTCCCGGCAGAGACTACCAACCGGACTCGGAAGATTGGCATATCCCACTCAATACTCGCGAGAACGCCGCGAAGTTTCTGAGCTTCTGCAACGAGTTCGGCGTCGATACCTTGCCGGACCAGATCGAGAACATGATCAAAGAGCTTCGAGAAGAGTTCGAGGAAGAGCGAAAGCGAGAAGAAACCAACCGGACTCTCGCCACCGGAGCAAAGTCGAGCCTTGACCGTGTATACGGCACAGCGAAAGGAATGCAACTTCGCGAGTACCAACGGGCTGCCGTCGAGTACATTGAGAAAAACGAGCGGGTCATTATCGGTGACGAAATGGGCCTGGGGAAAGCGCAACCCCTTGACGCAAAAGTGCTCACTCCGGAAGGTTGGAAAAAAATGCGAGACATACAACCCGGTGACAAAGTGATCGGTCGCGACGGAAATCCAACAAAGGTCACTGGCGTATATCCTCAAGGTGAAAAAGAAATATACGAAATCACATTTTCTCACGGAGCAAAAACCCGTGCTTGTGGAGAACACCTTTGGCACGTGCAAACAAACAATGGCCGTAACCGAGGATACCACAAAATCAAAACCACCGAAGAGCTGATCGGCGATCTTCGCTACAACGGAGAGAACAAAAATAAGAAATGGTTTGCTCCACTCATTAAAGAACCTGTGAAGTTTGATAGAAGCGAAGAGTACAACATTGATCCCTATGCTCTCGGATTGCTTATCGGAGATGGTTCATTGAGAAAAGAACACATTAGATTTTCTTCACAGGACGAACAACTTGTTGAAGAACTTGAAACGTCTCTACCCGAAAAAACTTCTCTTTCTCACGCATCTGGATATGACTATAATGTGACCTACGGAGAAAGAACCGAAGAAAACATCGTTCAATCTGCACTTCGTGAAGGGGGATTGTTGAAAAACTCCGAACACAAGTTCGTTCCCGACAAATACAAATACGGAACGCCACAAGTTCGTCTCGCAGTTCTTCAAGGACTATTTGACACGGATGGTTCTATTCAAGGAAGCGGCGTAACCTTCAGCTCTGCTTCAAAAGAGCTTTCCGAAGACGTTCAAGAAATGGTTCGTTCTCTCGGAGGAACTGCAAGCTTGCATACATGCGAAGCCACATACACTTATAATGGCAAAAAGAAAAAAGGTCAAGACCGACATAGGGTTTACGCAAAACTTCCTCTTGATATGGAGCCCTTCCGTCTTGATCGGAAAAAAGAGAAACTTCAAGATCCACAAGGACCGCCGTGCAGAACGATAGAAAGCATAGAAAAAGTCGGGACCGAAGAAGCCCAATGCATATCTGTTGAAGCGGGAGACAGTCTTTACGTAACCGATGACTACGTGGTTACGCACAACACTGTTGAAGCGATTGGCGCCGTTCAGCACCTTGACGCCTACCCTGTGCTTTGCGTGGTTCCCGCTGCAGTGCGAAGCCACTGGGAAAAAGAGTGGAACACGTGGATCCCTCGCCGTGCAGTGAAAACGATAAAAAGTGGAAACCACACGGACTTTCGTGGAAGCGTGAACATCGTCACGTACTCTTTGGTTTACAAGTTCACAGAAAAGTTCAAGGAGAAAGACTTTGGCGCGATTATCTGCGACGAAAGCCACAAGCTCAAAAACAACTCTGCGAAGCGAAGTAAAGCCGTACGGAAGATTTCCAAAGGCATCCCTTACCGTATTCTTCTTACGGGAACGCCTGTCATCAACCAGCCAAGCGAGATTATCAATCAGCTCAAAATCTTGGGCGTGTTCAAAGACACGTTTGGAGGATGGATGCAGTTTACAGAACGCTACTGCAACCGCCAAGAGTCTCAGTTCGGAAGGTGGGACATCTCTGGAGCCTCAAATCTTGATGAACTCCACGAACGGCTCACGGGAAACTGCTACGTAAGGCGAAACAAAGAAGATGACGAAATCCTTGATGAACTTCCCGATAAGCAGCGCACCACCGTCGAGCTTGAGATTGATAACCGAAGCAAGTATGAAGACGTGGAGGAAAACTTGGCAGATCACTTGCGGAAGAAATACAAAAACGACGACGAGTTTCGGAAGCAAATTGAGCACCTGTCAGAGCCGCTCAAGGAAGCGCATATGGAGCGCCACGCAGAGGCAAGGGTACGCCGTGCCATGAACGCCGAACACCTCGTAAAAATCAATGAGCTGCGGCAAGTCACAAGTCAAGGAAAATACAAAGAAGCGAAGAACTGGATTCGCAACTTCACCGAATCCGGCGAGCCTCTACTGCTTTTCGCCCACTACACAGACACGACCGAAGCGCTGGCAGAAGAGTTCGGTTGCCCAAAGATCACAGGAAGCGTGGATGCAGACCGTCGTGGAGAGATCGTTGAAGAGTTTCAAAACGGCGAACACGACTTGCTTGTGCTCAACATTCAAGCTGGTGGAGTCGGAATTACTTTAACCGAAGCTTCCAATGTTGCGTTTGTGGAGATCCCTTGGACTTGGGCAGAAACAGTTCAAGCTGAAGACAGAACACATAGAATAGGCCAAGAAGACTCGGTGAACGTATACTTCCTACTTGCTGAAGATACAATAGACGAATGGATGTGGGAGCTAATCAACAAAAAGAAGATGATTACAGATGTAGTCAATAAAGGAATCTCCACTGAAGAAGTTGAACAGAAAACGATAGAAGCAGGAATCGTAGAAAAAGTCATGGAAAAACATGATATATAATGATGTGACACCGGACCAAAAATCACTTACGAAACGCAACAAGAGCCTGCTTGCTAAATCGCCCTGGTCCGGTGCTACGGCAAGCAGGCTTTTTTACTGGAACTCTAGGTTGAAACCGGACCAATGAATGATTATTATGTATATGGACTTTTTTACGGAAATGAAATATGTTTTTATATAGGAAAAGGAACAAAATATAGGCTTAACGAACACCTATACAAATATGAAAGACAAGAAGTAGAAAACACACATAAGAGAAGAAAAATCAAAAAACTCCGAAGAAACGGTAAACAACCTTACGCCAAAAAAATAATCACAAACCTTACCGAATCCGAAGCCATAAGAAAAGAAACAAAGCTTATAAAAGAAATCGGTATAGAAAATCTTACTAACCAGATTATGGAAGACGAAAAAAGAACTGTAGCCAAAGGTGAAAATCAACATCTAAGCAAGTTGAATAGAAAAGACGTAAGAGAAATACGATGGTTGGTTGAACACTCGGATATGAAATCAAAATCGCTTCAAGAAAAATATGGAGTAGACGGAGTGTTAAACATACACAAAAGAAAGACATGGGAACACGTTGATGGAAAAACTAAACCCGAGTGGTATGAAGGTAAAAAGTATGAAAACTATGAAGAAAAAAAGTCAGCCATATACAAAAAAACAAGGTCAAGAAAAACAACCGACCAAGACGTAAAGGAAATCAGATGGCTATACGACAACGAAACGCTAGTAAAAAACATAGCAGACCTTTATGGCATATCACGTAGCTATTGTTATAGATTGGCAGACAGAAAGGAAAGAAAGTCAGTAAAAGGAAAATCAAAACCGCCGGATGAAATCACTAAAAAAATGATATAGGGAGATTGAGCAAGCCGAAGACCGGACTCACCGCTTCGGGCAAGAGAACTCGGTGAACGTCTACTTCCTGCTCGCCAACGACACGATTGATCGGGAAATGTTTGATCTCGTTCGCCAGAAAAAGGTAATCAGCGACCAAATCAACAAAGGCTTTGAGGTCGAGGACATCGAACAGCAAAGCGTTATGGCCGGAATCATCGAACGCATCATGGAGCGCCAAAACTGACACAAACACGAAAAGGACGGCCGCCGACGAGCAGCCGTCCTTTTTCTACGTCATGGGGCTTTAAGCTTTCAAGCAGAGGTGCAGGGAATACTTGAAAGTGTTTTGCCCTTTTATTGGCGCGAATCGGTTAGCGTTGATGTGTACGCTCTTAACCACGCACTTGCGCCGATCCGCATGATATGTCAATCGTAACCAACTTTATGCGCCTGTCATCAGGCGAGTTTACTCTATCATTAGACGCACTACTAGGTATAGGTCAAGTTGAAAAAAGTTCGCTTCACTCTATGAAGAAAGAGAAAAAAGACTATGAACTACTGTTGAAGGAACTGATCTCTCTTTTTTGTCGGTGGTGTTTCACAAGTCTTACCCCAACGCCATATCGCTCGGCGAGCGTTTCATCTTTTTCTTCCCCAAGCTGCTCAATACACCCTTTCGGAATATCATAACCTTTGGCGGGCTGATAAGCCGGATCGATGTTCAGTCTGTTCCTATGTCTATTCACCGTCGCATCACTCACGTCGTGATTTTCAGCAACCTTTTTATCCGAAATCTCCCCCATCATCTGTTTCGCCTCTTCGGGCACATCCCAACCATCTGACTTTTCCACTGTGTTTCCGAACCTATGTCTATACTCATTTACAAGGTCAGCACCAAGGTATTCAAGGTAATCCATCCACCACAACTCGGCTGTCTATTCGTCGTCGGGATCTTCTTCAAGCAAAACAATATCAACTTCACTCATATCTTCAAACGTTTCCATCCATTGTCCTGCAGTCGTTTTTACTCGTTTATTCCGAACGTTATATCTGTATTGCGAAAGTCGTCCAGATAAATAGCGGGTTGTTCGTCCCACATACTTCGGCTCATCTTTGACTAAAGCGTAAATCATAGTAATCTTTCATATTTTGGATCATATTATATAGCTCAGATTGAGAAAAGTTCGCTTTCATCTGTGAAGAAGCCCCGAAGAGTATGTCAAGAGTCTATGAAGCGCTGAAACCGAGATGAAATCGGCCAGGCGGGCATATTTTGGGGTATCCGGTGGCTATATAAAAAGCGCAATGAACAACCGCTACCTCAACATAAACACCCGCCTGGCCGAAGAAGTGCTGCGCCAAGGGCTTGCAGACGAGTTTCGAGTCTTGCTTGCTCTCAAGTGCGTGGCCGACGGCAACGGCGCATATTTTGAGGTAACGCCCGACTTGAAGGACAGCCTCCGTGGGTTGTGCGGTTGGAAGACTCGCCGGACCGCCGAGCGGAAGATCCGAAGACTGTTTGAACTCGGTTGGCTCGGGACAGATGGAGATCGCCTTTACGTGCGATCCTTCTCTTACCTTCTGAACCAAGTGGGCGTCGAGTCTTCAACTGTTCATCAAATCGGAGTGCCGTTCTGCGTGGAGTCGAAACGCAAAATGAAAGCGGTGCTTTTCTCCGTCTCTGTTGGGAAAATCATAGCGAATCGCCAGTTTGCCTTAGTGCGAAAAAATGCGACGCACACATCAACGGGCAGTGCTCGGCATTTCTATAAGCCAGGACACGGAGAAACGCATTCGCCAAATGATTTGAGCGTTTCATTTCTCGCAGGTCGGTTTGATCGAAGCAAAGCGACGATTCACCGCTGGAAACATGCGGCAATGGAAGAAGGACTGCTTGAACGGGAGAAACGAAAATTCGAGTTTCCGGGGATTCAGCAAACCGATCCCATTCAGTCAGCCTTTCCCGAAGACGCCTACCGCACTTACCTTTCCCTTGATCGGGGGTGCGTCGTCGTTCAGCTTACCGACCGGCTTGACGTTGGGCTGAAGTACAAGTCTCGTAAGCAATGAAACGAAATGAGTAGCGATAGCTACTCAAGGCACGACCACCTGCGCCCTCGCTTGATGTCGCTTACATGCGAAGGACTAATACCAAACTCGCGAGCTATTTTCTTTTGAGTTTTTTTACCTTCCTTCGCTAGGTTTTTTATTTGTTTAGCTTCAATACGAGACAGGTTGGAGTTTCCGTTTTGCTCACCACTCGCATTTTCCGATATTTTGTTCCTTCTTTCTTCACTAACTTCTTCATTCCATAAAGGGTGATTTTCTTCGGTTCTCTTTCCCTTCATCGTTTCTGAAAGTTTTTCCTTGAAGTCTGCAGATCTTTCTTTTCCATAGAAGTGATGATCTTCTCCACTTCTACTTTTACTCATCTGAAGCTTTGTTTCTTCACTGTGTTTGTATCCAGCTAAACCTTCTCCCCCTCTTGTAAGGTTCGTTACTTCAGAAAACACTTTATCTCTGCGAAGTATTTTCTGTTCTAAATGTAAGGCTTCTTTGTTAGTAAGATTTTCAACTAGCTTTACTCCAAAGGGTGTTTTTCCTTTGTTTTTTAACTTTTCTATTTTGTTATCCTTATATGTGTTGTTTCCTTTTCTCGGAGACGTAAAATGTTCATCTATTCTATACCCGATTCCCTTTCCGATATAGAAACATATACTCTCATTTTGATCATTCTCGTAAAATAGGCCGTATAGGTAAAATCTATTATCTGACATCAGAACTTGTGTCATAAAAAAAGAACCCACTTGCGACGATGATACGGCACCGCCGAAGCAGGTTCTTTTCGAAATCTCGAACGAAATGCGTGCCGTATCACGCAGTTATAAGTATAAGAAAGCGAAGCAGAGCGACGAGCAGGCGTCACATCCACGTGAGGCGCCAACGCCCCTTATCGGCCATCGGATCCGGCACCGGCTCAACCAAATACTTTTTCGCGCTGTCAACCGCGGCCTCGTAGCCGCCCCAAACAAACTTTTCGTTCACACTTGACTCATTTCCGATGCCGCCAACCTCAAAGACTCTGGCATCGGTTTCGTGAGGTTTTGTGACAAACGTTTCGGTGCCGTTTCTTTTCGTGATGTATTCTTTCTCGTGGTTCATCAAAAGATCCATTACGCCACGGGGGGGATTGGTTCTCGAATCGCGTAATCGATGTATCTCCGGTTCTTCGAGAAGAGTGGGATTTTGTTGTCAAGCTCCAGCTCTTTTCTCTCGACGACTTGCCTCTCTTCGGCGTATCCTTTCTCTTTCAGCCTCTCGAACTCGTCTTCGCCAACCCACTCTTCGATGTCGTATTCTTTCTTTTCTCGACGCAAGCACCGACCTCTCTTTCGGTGAGTCGGAATGTCGTTGGCATTGATCCCGAAGCGGTTGAAGAGGATTTCTTGCTTCTCGGAGTTGTCAGCGCCTTTCAGCCGCTCTTGGGCGAAGTCTTTGCTTGCTTCATCCGCCAACTCGTAATACGCCGTGGAGTGAAGGCAATTGCTCCAAGCGGTTTCCTGTCGCCAGTTGAAGTATCCAAGCACTTCGTTTTCAGGCATGACGAACACCCTGCAGTCAAAAGCGGCAGGATTTCCAAATCGGTTCGTGAAGCTCGACGAGCAATGTCCTGCCAGAAGCGACGATAGCTTTTGTGTGCGGTTTGCGAGAAACGGATCCCCCTTCGGTGGAATGAGAAGATTGATCTCGTCGCTCTGAATGTAGGCAAGGGTAGCATTCGTGCAGTACTGCATCACCGACTTCGCGGCCATGTTCATGATCCATTCGAAGTCTTCATCAAATGGCTTGTGAAAGTGGTCGTCGGTCAGTTCAGAAAAGTTGTTGCCATCCAGACGAGCGATGATAGGAAGCCCTTCGGGAAGCACTTGTTCGCTTGCCTGTTCGTAGCTCTTGTATTTGTTCATGTCCACATAACTTTGTATTTTGCGTGAAAGTTCACGTCCAGTGATTCAACCGAATCCGGATTTACTATACGTTTCTTTCGATCTGCTGAGTTCGCGAAGTAATATAAGTGGGAGTTTCCTATTTTGAACTCTATGTGATTTACAGTAAATGCCCTGTGAGTTCGTTTTTGGATGTAGTCCCATTCATGTGAGTGCAGAAGACTCATGGATTCGGCCAGTGGTGAAAGTAAAGTTCAGAGTTATCGATTAGCTTTGACTTCGGCTCAATGAGATAATCTACCCGTGTTTCGTCGGATTGAAGAAGAACGCCGATTTCGGCGGCTGAAACAGAAGAAGCTTCGCTTTCGCTTTCGTAACCAATATCGACTGGTCTTTTGATTTTTTCTCCGAACAGCTTCGAAGTTCGATTGGACTTCATGTATTCAAGTTCGTGCTTGCAAAGCAAGGTCACAGTGATATTGAAGTTTCTTGTCTGGAAACTTGTGCGCAACGAAAGTGGATTTCTGTCCACTTTCCGCTGATATTCTTATCCATGTAGGTCAACTCGTGAGGCTTGAAGCGATCGGCCGCCCAAGCCTTCGTGGAGGTTTCCCATTCTTCTAGCAAGTCAGAGCCTTCGCCTAACGTGATTTTTCCATCTGCCTCTATTTTCATCCGAACGTGTCGTTATGCGTTTATACATAGCGTTCGGGGTCGTGATCCCTTTTTTTACGCCTACCCGACGAAAGTTTCATGAATCTATAAAAACCAAAGCATATGGACAACGCAAAACACTACAACTATATCGTTCAGAACCTTCGCGAGTTTTTCCTTGACAAAGGCTTCATTGAAGTTCCCACTCAATCGCAAGTCACGATCTTGGCGGCTTGTGAAGACCCCGAAACGGTCGTCACCGCTGAGTTTGATGGGGCAAAGTGGCCGCTGCCACAGACAGGACAGATGAGATTGGAGGATTACCTTCTGCGCAATCCAGACGCAGAAGGGTTTTTCTGTATAACAACCTCTTACCGCGACGAGCCGAATCCGATTGAGGGGCGCCACGACAAAGTGTTCCCAATGTTTGAGTTTGAAACTCACGGAAGCATGGAAGACCTCATTGAGCTTGAGTTTGAAGCGATGGAGCACCTTGGATTCGACTTCGAGGGCGTCGAGCTTGAATACGAAAGAGCGTGCAGGAACTACGACACGAATCTCATTGAGCCAGCCGAAGAGAACAAGATGAAAGAAGATTATGGGAAAATGGTTGCGCTCAAAAACTTTCCGAAGCGAAGCAATCCGTTCTGGAACATGAGGGGAGAACCGTTGGACTCAGATCGGTATCGAAAGGTTGACTTGATTGTTCACGGCCGGGAAACGATTGGATCTGCCGAGCGTGCCGTAAGCGTTCAGCAAATGGAAGAGGACTTCCATTCAATCAAGGGCGGTCGCTACAAGCAGCTTCTGTTCGACGAGTTCGGAAAGGATCGCGTCATGGCTGAACTTGAAGAGTACCTTGACCACGACTTCATTGAGCGCTGTGGTGGCGGGATTGGCGTAACTCGCTTGCAGCAAGGACTCATTGATGAAGGAATCCTTGAGTAGCCAAAAAACAAAAACGGCGGCCGGACACAAAGCCCGGCCGCCGTTCCAACCAACCACCGCCTTCTTCTTTTTACTAATCGTATTCGTCGTATACCACCTTGAGACATCCCCCGAATGTTGAAACCGTTGAGAGAAGTCCATATACAACGGCTAGTTTGTCAACCGTTCCGGTCGCGAAGATAGTGACGTGAAGAAGCGCTAGCGCATTTCCCGCGTATAAACCCACCATAACGGAGAAAGCGGCTAGAGCAATGATCGTAAAAAACGGTTTGAGAACTTCCATCATTGTCTGGTTACGTCTTCACAAGTGACTGACGAAACTTTAGGAGATCCTCGGCTACCCGGTTGTGCGCTCGTTCTCGTTATATCAAACGAGATGTCGTCCAACGCTACCTCCACTTCCATGTTCTCTTGAAGGTAGTTTTGAATCGCTTTCTTCGCCTCTTCTTTGTCTAAGGTTATGTCCGTTTTCATTGGTTGTAGATGTAATAGGTTCGGTAATCAGAGACAAGATTGCGGACGGGCCAACCGTTGATGTCGTCGGAAAGCTCTTCTTCGGTTTCGTACATCCAGTCCAGAAGAGCCTCTTCGGTGTCTTCTTCAATCTGACCCGCATACTCAAGGCGAGTTGGGGTTCCACGAAGGTAAGGGAAATCCTCAAGCACATCGACCATCCACATCGCCTTCTGGCGGTATTCCTCGCTGAACTTCTCGTTCTTCGCGATTTTGTCATAGTAGCTCACGTACTTCGTGGAGCGAAACTGGTAATAGTCTGTTCCGATCTTCTCGTACTCAGTGGCGTGAGGAATCGCGTAAGAAAACGATTCCGTGTACTCACCCGCACGGTAGCGGTCAACGATTGCCATTGGATTGTCAACGGCAGCCTTGTATGTAAGCTCGCCAAGCCCGATGATGTGGTGAAGGCAATCGCTCAAGCCGTCTCCGCTCACGTAGAAGTCTTCATCGGCTTCCTTGTAAGCCTCGTCAAACAGCTCGTCAAGTTTCCTACGCCGCTTATTCAGCTCGTCGCGAAGCTCTTTGACTTCAGCGGGGGCGGTGTTCATCAAAATTTGGACTTTGGCGTCTTCGTAGTCTTCACGGGGCCAGTCCACGGACTCGACGATTTCCCAAAAGCGCTGATCTGTCATTGGTTTGGTTGGATTAAAGATCCGGTCGCATGTTTTCGTTGATGAGGCTTCCAATCGCCCCGATTGCTTCGGGATTATCAGCGAAGCCCGTGTACTCGTCGGTGTTGATGTTCATTGAGAACACGTGCTGACCCGCCTGCTCAAAGATGACGTTGTACTCGGGGTCAGATCCAAGCACGGTGACGGTGTATCCGTCAAACTCAATCTTGGCGGCGTTCATCTTCCGAACCTCGTTTTCGGGTTCAGCGCCAATGTACCCCTTGAGCCGGTTGGCAAACTTGGAAGCAGTCATGGTTGGTCGGTCAGTTTATCATGTTATCGCAGAGGCTTGCACGCGCCATCGGCGGCAATGTTTCACCCGTTTTGTGAAGTTATTGTGAAAGGTGCTCCACAATGGGATGGTTCAAAAGCCCATCTTGAATCTCAATCACCTTCCCCTGAGAACGGACAATAGTGCAAATGTCCAGCCCATTGAGGTAATAGGTCGTGCGCTCTTCAGTGCGCCCTGAGAGCCGATTGCGAACTTCGTCGGTTGACGTTCGCTGTGCGATTTGCTTGAGTTGGCTCATGGCCTCTTCGTTGACAGAAAGGCCGGATCGGTTCTGAGCGGTTGCAGTCATATAAACCGGGTGGTTGCCTATCACTATAACGCACAGGCTTACACGCGCGCGGGCGCGACATGTTCCAGCACTCTCAGTCGTTCACATAGTCACATAGTTTTCAGTCTTCACCGCTCCAACGAAGGATGTATCCCTCTTTCGTCGCTCCAACCTCTTCGGCATGCTCGCTACTGTAGATGTTTAGCTCTTGCCGCTTGACCGTTGGATTGACAATCACAAAACTGCTGGCGGCGATGCCTTTGAGATCTTCCAAGAACTGGGGGTCGAACATGCGAGACTGGATTTGAACCTTCCCGTCAATGGAGTACACAGATATTGTGGCCACCCGCTCGGAGACGAAGTCTTTTGAGTCTCGCCCCACAATATAATCTTGCTCGTGGTCGTAAAGCAATTTCATCAGAGTGAAGATTGCCAGAGAAGGTTTACGACATCTGAGGCTTCATATCCAGCGTCAACGGGAGAAGGGGGATTCATAAACTTGTCTCGAAAGTCCGCTGCTGCTGAATCCGTAAATGATCCATGTATTCGAAGCTCGACGTATCCTCCGTGCGGCTCGAACGTGAAGTTCTTGGATGACGCCCGGCGGTAATACTGCTTTCTCGCTTGCTGGTGAATGATGTACCGAACTTCGTGTCGGCGCAAAAGCTGTTTCATGACTGATCGAACTTCCACATGCGAATAGATCTGTCGTCTGAACTTTTGTGTGGCCCAAACATATAATCCACGTCGTCAGTTGGCGCTAAGGTGTGGCCGACAACGAGCAAGTCAAAGTCGGTTCCATACGGCGGGTCTCCCTCTGGCCGAGCCAGCGCATTTTCCATGTTGTATGCGCCAATCGCCTGATCTCCAAGCAAGTCTCGCTTTCGGATTTTTTGGCCGCTGAATGTTCGTAAAATGTAATCAACTTCGTGCTGATATAAAAGCATTATGATATATCACAAGGCCAATACATCCAACGCCGATGATCTCCAGTTTCGGAAGACTCAGTGGTGTCGGGAGACGAAGCATAGTAGTGAGGCACCATTTCTTCTTCCGAATCGTACGGCCGGTTTTTGAAAGCAATAGCGTCTGCACTCACCGGATCTCTTCCCATCACCCCCGCGGGAAAGTGTGTTCCGACAACAACTTCGCCCGTTTTGTCAGTTCGCATGAAGTACGAACGGCACTGTTTGACGTATTCAATCTCATGGTTTCTCAACAGCCGCCGATTTCGCTCTTCTTCAGTATTTTCGTTTCCACTCGAAAAAAAGTTTGGCAGCTTCATCGATAGAGTTTCGGGTTTCTGAGAGTTGCGTTCCGTCTCGAAAGGCGTTGATTTCGTATCCACTTGCGGTTTCTACGATGGAGATAAACGCCCCGTGCTGGCCACGGCGATAGTGGTCGCCATCACCTCGCTCGATTTGCTCTTCAATACATTCGACGTCGTTTCGGGTAATTAGCAAGCGATCGGCATTTTGACAAAAGGACCCGGATTGTAGCCGTCGAGCCGGACGCTCGACTTGTAAAAGTCGTCTATGGATTGAATGCCGGTGTCTACTGAAAGTTCCGGAGCTTCGTGGTGGTCAAGCTCTAAGATTTCATGAATACTGCCAGTCTGGAAAGGTGTCTTGCTTCAACCGATTATGAATGGCTCCGGGCGAAACACCTTCTGATCGCGCAGCTTCTCCAAGTGAACTGAACGTCTCTTCGCCGTTTGTTACGGGTCTGTTTTGATTTCCGTTGTATTCGCCCTTATTTTGTTTTCTTAACTTCTTCTTTGTTTCTTCTTTGTGAGACTTGCCGTAGAAAGGATTATTTTCACCAGTCTTGTCATAACACTCCATACAAGTTTCTGCAGTCCAGTCTTTACTATTCCCGCAAGCGCAAGTTGTTTTCTCTTCATATATACCGCCTTTCCAGTTTGGATTTTTGGATCCTTCGAAATGTGGTCTTCGAAGTTCTTCCTCGGTCATGTTTTCATACTTTTTTCTTGTTGCTTCGTTTCTTCGTTTTTCTATCTCTTCTTTGTTCGGATGATTGCTGATCAAGTCTCCACCACTTGCTGAAGAAGATATGTTGTATCCACCGTTGTCCCAAAACGGTTTTCTTTCGTCAAGTATTTCTTGTTCTCTTTCTCTGACCTTTTCTGTTTCTTCTATAATGGAAAAATCAAACGCTTCTTCGCCATACTTTTTCCAAGCTCTTTGAAGAACAATGTTGTGGTGACTTTCGTTTTTCAAGTCTTTGATGTGTCTTGCCTTCCTTTTGTTCCAATTTTTTGTACTTCCAATGTATATTTTTCCGTTCTCTTTATTTTTGATTTGGTAGATTACACCTTTCATGGTTCTTAATATAAGAAAAAGCCCACGCCACCGTGATAAGGGCACGGCAACGGGGGCTTCAAAATTTTTCGTTTGTGAATGGAAACGCCCTTATCGCTTCCGTGTTTATATATCAGACCGCAACAGGAAGTTTCACAAACGGGCCGTGTTCATAGTTTTTGAGCCGAAAGTCACTCTTGTAAACATCGTCAATGCTTTCAATGTTTCTTGAAATTTTGATTTGTGGCGCTTCATAATGAGGAAGCTTCAGGATTTTTTTAACTTGATCAAAGTGATTTTGGTATATGTGGACATCTCCTCCACTCCAAATCATTTCTCCGATTTCATGGTCTGTGAGCCGAGCAACAATAGCCAGAAGCAGTGAATATGAACTCCAGTTCCAAGGCAAACCGAGTGCTGCGTCCGCGGATCTCTGCTCAACTTTGATTGAGAGTTCTCTGCCTTCACCTGTTGGTTTGCTATAGAATTGATACGCCCAATGACAAGGAGGGAGAGACATGTCATCAAGATCTGACGGATTCCAAGCAGACACCAAATGTCGGCGGCTGTCAGGATTGTTGCGAATGTTGTCAATCGCGTTTTGAAGCTGATCGACGTTTTCCCCATTCGGGTTTTTCCAGTTTCTCCACTGCTTGCCATACACCGGACCAACGTCTCCACTATCGTCAGCCCACTCATCCCAAATGTGAACACCGTTTTTGTGAAGATAAGCTATGTTCGTTTGCCCGTGAATGAACCAGATGAGTTCAGTCAAAAGAGAGTTCCAGACAATCTTCTTTTCTGTAATGATAGGAAAGTTGTCTAGATCAACGTCAAAACGGATTTGGCGTCCAAACACTGACCTTGTGCCAGTTCCGGTGCGGTCGGGTTTGTCAACACCATTTTCGAAAACATCTTCAATGAGGTCGTCGTATTTTTCGTCAAGTTGTGCCATGTTGTGTTATATTTTATTCATTCAATACGTAACGGATCATGTCAAATCCGTCTGCTGAAACCTTTGCGATTGGTTCGTAGTGTTCTTCTAACTTGTTTTTCGGGAAGAAGGTGTCGCAGTCGTGCGTGCCCGGAATGTGGCTCAAGTACACCGTCTTTGACCTTCCGATTGCGTGGTCATACAAGCTCTGCCCACCGCAAATCCAAATCGGCCGCGGCGTGTTCATCAAGTTCATGTAAAGCTCTTCATAGCAATGTACGTACTTCACGCTTCGCAAGCGGCCGTGTTCGTCTTCGGCTGGCCCTTCGTCTTCTTTGCTGTCGTCGCGAGTGAGAACGACAAAGCGCCGTCCTCCAAGCATTCCGATGTTTTCAAACGTCTTGCGGCCGACAACGCACGTTGAGCCGTAGGTCTGAGATTTGAAGAACTGAAAGTCCGAAGGCACTCTCCACGGAATCTCTCCGTCTTTGCCGATTCCAAAATCTTCGTCGACTGCTGAAATAATCCTTGTGTCTCTCATATCGATCACACTGTTACAATAACAACGTCTGTTGTGCTAATCGGAGTTCCTGCTGGCGTAACCCCGACGTGATTGAGTGTAACTTTCTGATCTACTGCTTTGATGAAGGTATCGAAACACTCGCCAACGATTGACTCTGGAGCCGTGGTTTGGCTTCCGCTTCCGCCCGTTTGCTCTTGCTCGGGGTAGCTGTTTCCGTAGTTGGAACTCGGAATGTCCGGCGGCTCTTGGCTGTCGTATTCGAACCCAAAGGCAGCGTTGAAACCGTCGTATTCTTCAGCAAAACTAATGGATGGAGGAACGACGGGGGGCGCCGTGATTTGCGTTTGGTTGAGCGTCGCGAATCCTGGTGGTGGGTTGGCGTTGAGGTTGAAAAGAGAAGGCTGCGGTTGAATGGGAAAGTGCTTCTTCAATCCTTGAAGAACGATGGCGTCGTAGATATTTTGCAGCGCCTGTGTAACCGTCACACCGCCCTGAGAGTTTTTGAGAAGTGTGCGAGCAATCCGGCGGCTTGTCGGAGCAAAAATGGACTGGTGATAACTCTGAATCGGCCCTGTCAATCCTGCTTGCGCATATTTGTTCTGAACGAGTTGGTCTTTGAACTCGATTTGTGTAAGATCCTGCATCGCCGTCACAATGTTGTCCGCTCCCATATTCCGATAGATTCCGACATTATTCGAGTTGACGAGAGGCGTGCTGCTGTCATCTCTGTCAAGGCTCGGCCCCGCGTCAGTGTCAATCAAGTGAAACTCCACCGGATACCCCTGAAGAAAGCTGAAACTTCGATCTGCCATAGAAGCGTTATATTCGGTTTCTAAGCGGCTTCATTTTTTGTGAGTATCAAACCCTTGCCATTACCAAAAGTCGTGATGTGCGGGGACATCTGAGTGCTCACGAATGCGTTCTTTGGCCATGTCGTTGTAGTCTTCATTGACGTCGATTCCGATGTACTTTCGGCCGTACTTGAGGGCAACGATTCCCGTTGTCGCTGCGCCGGAAAACGGGTCAAGCACGGTTGCTCGTTCTGCTTCAGCGTCGCAATCGCACGTCGGTTCCCAACCCACGGTTTGGGATTGGCTTTCAGTGAGTCCTTCCCTGTCGTGCTGGCTGTCGCCTTGCCTCTCGGTGTACGCTCCCCTTGAGTCTTCTGGAATCGAGCTGGCGCCCCCGCCGACTTGCCGACTGACCGTTTCAGTCTTTCGCTTGTATGGAGCGTGGCATTCAGAGCACACGCCTTTCTCTGGCGTTCCCGCTTGTACGCAAGGTTCGATAAGTCCTTCAGGATAGGTAGCGAAGTGTGCTCCTGTAAAGATGGCGGGATTGAACGTCCACACGTCCCGAAGTTTCTTTGTCGGTTTCATGACGCCGGATCCTTCTCCGATGCGGTTTGCCATGTCGGTGTCGCGCCGGGAGTGTCCGGTGTCCCCACGAACTTCTCCAACGCGTGACATATCTTCAATCGGCTGAGAAACGGCTTCTCCGTCGTAGAAGTAGTCTTTGGACTTCGACAAAAGGAACAGCTTCTCGTGGCTGTTTGTCGGGCGGTCTTCTGCGCTTTCCGGCATACAAGAGCCGGTGTGTCCCTCACAAAAAGAAACAGCTTTGGCCCACACGATTTCACTGCGAAGCCACCATCCTCTGGACTGAAGCTCCATAGCGACCCTCGAAGGCACCATGCACAGATCCTTCTTTTTGAGGGCGTCGGGGTTGCGGTTGTACTGCCGCTTGTAGGTGTCTCCACCTTTACCGTCTCGAAAGTCTCCGCCGGGGCCGCCGCTTCCTGCATAGCTATCCCCGATGTTCAGCCAAAGCGTGCCGGACGGGTGAAGCACCCGATGAACTTCGTCGAGAACGTCGCAGAGGTTGTTGATGTACTGATTAAGGCTTTCTTCCAACCCAATCTGCCCGTCTGCGTGATAGTCTCGAAGTCCGAAGTACGGCGGGGACGTGATAACGCAGTGTATAGAGTTACTTTCTAAATTTTTTAGTTGTTTTTTAGCATCTCCGTGAAAAAACGTCGCTCTATCTAGTTTACCCATTTTGGCTTTTCTTTATGAACTTGTTTATGAACCCGATTACTTGCTATTTCTCCCACACAACTTTTACTTACATCATATTTATTTGCTATTTCTTTATAAATACTATCTGAATGTTTTATCATCCATTTTATTTCACCAGCTTCTCTTTTCGTAAGTTTTTTGTCTTCATCATAAGCATCTACATTTCTTTCATTTCTTCTCCTTCTAATAACTTCGCGACTAACATCATATTTTTCGGCCAAGCCATTATCAGATTTTTTTCCAAGTTGATTTATACACTCATTCGGCAAGTCATATTTTCTACTGTAAGGATCTATTCCTCTTTGTATTCTTCTGGCTTTTATAGTTTTTACATTAACCTCATACTTTTTAGCCAACTTTACATCAGATACTTTACCTAGATTTTTTATACAATCTTTCGGCAGTTTGCCATTATGAAGTTTCCCAGCTTCAGCTCCGGTATCATATTTTGCTACATTCAGCAGATTGCACCCTAAGTATTCAAGATATTCCATCCACCAGAGTTCTTTTCGCTTTTCGTTCTCATCCGGATTTTCAAGGTTCATGATTTCAACATTTCCCGGTTCTATCTTTCTTATCCATTTTCCTTTCGGAGAATTACACTTTTTTGTTTTAGCGTTGTATCGGTGGTTATGAAGTCTTCCTCTGATACTTCTTCCGGTTCTTCCTACATAACGAACTTCACCAGTGTTCTTATTATACAATCCGTAAATCATCTTACTACATTAGAAAAAGCCTTAGCCGACGTGATACAGGCACGCCAGCCAAGGCTTCATAAATTACTTATTATGAATGGAAACGCCTGTATCGTCTCCACTAATAAGTATCAACGAAAACATTAACTTACAAAGACTTATAACGCAAGTCTGGACGCTTTCCTCTTCGAGCTTCTTCAGCTCTTCGGTGGCGTCCCCTGTGATAAAGGTGGCGTGGTCGAGCTTTCCCATATCTCTGTAACGGTTTGTGACAATGCGGTTCGCTTATAAGTATCTGTGTGGAAGCGAATCCTGAGTGAATAGCCCGTAAATCCGGGACCTCAAACGACGTCGACGAATATATAAGACAAAATGCTGAGTCGGCATGAGCGGAACTACATCCGGCGAAATCTCAAAGAAGAGTGGAAGTACTGGGCAAACTTCGGAAGAGGCAGAGAGCTGTACGTCTCGCGAGTGGATCGGATCCTCAGCTTCGTATACTTCGGAGTTGAAACTGTGGTGGAATTCGAAGAGCGCTGCGTCGGAAAGCAAAAAGACTGACCTCACGGTGTTCGGAATCCTCATTATCGGTTTTTCAGCTATGGCGTTGCTTGTATGATGTTCCAGAAACACGAGGTTGACTATATCTTGAGAACGAATCCGGTCGATCTCGGCAAATACGTCGTGCTGACGACGGGGAAGGAAAAGGTCACAATACGCACGATCCAGACAGGCGCGATTCGGCAGCCTGCAAACGGTTATATGGTACAGCCCGAAAACATCAACACCGAAGACCCTAATGGGACAAAAATCGAATGGTATCTTTGGGAACAGAAACCTGCTGCTTCGCCATGAGGTATCCTACATGATTCCCTCTGGCGTCAAAAAGTGGCGTCTCAACTCCAACCGCCGAAACACGGCATCTTCAATCGTCCGAACCAGATCTCCGAAGTTCGACGAAGACGTTCATATTCAAGTCGAAACTCGAAAGAAGGTTCCGGCAAGCGAAGACGAGAACCTGTTTTTCTCGCCGTTCCTTGTTTACGCGAAACAGCTTGACGAGCACGTGACTGGAAACATCAAATCCATCAAGGGCGTGTGGAAATGTGAAGAATAGTTGAACCACGGAACCAACCCCTCCAACGCCCGTGTAACTAACTGGAATTATGACTTGCTGCTGCAAGGCAGTTACACGACGGGGGGAACCTTGCCAATCCAACCAACCAACTTTGAAAGCCAATGACGAAATCTGATTTCAAAACGTTTGCGAGAAAAGAGTTGAGCAAGAATGGTCTGGATGGATGGACTGTGAACTTCAACGGGCGCATCAAGCGTGCCGTGGGAAAGTGCAAGCCCGGCAAGAAGCGGATCGATCTTTCGAAGACGTGGTTCATTGATTATAGCGACGAGATTGAAGATGCCGAACTCAAGGACGTGATTCTTCACGAAGTAGCCCACGCTCTAGATTATTCTCGCAGAGGGACATCGGATCACAGTCGAAAGTGGAAGCGCTGCGCTCGCGAAGTTGGAGCCGACCCGAGCCGAACCACAGACGGCATTCCGCAGAAGTTGATCGCGAAAGTGTCGCCGTGGAAGCGGGAGTGCCCGAAGTGCGGTTGGGAGACGTATTACCACAGCAAGCCAACTGCCGGTGGCAAGTTGTGTCCCGAATGCCACAAAGATTTTCACCCGAGAAGCGAAAAGGTTGAATACGTTCTTGAAATTAAGCGCAACCGTTAACAATGGAAATTCTTAAATCAAAGGGGTACACTTCTTACCAAGTTCCGTCTCCCTCAAATGCGGACGACTTTCTTCAGAAGCGTATCGACATTGACTTTCTGGACGAC